CGACGCCGACGCCCTCTCGACCCTTTCCAAAGCCTTTGAGGAGCCCGACATGGAGCCCGGACTGCATCTCGTCCAGATCTCGATCACGAACTACTACTCGATCGTCATCGTCGGGTGGCTGCGCCGCGTGCGCGGCGACGAGTACGAGCTCGTGCCCGGCGCGCGGATCATCACGCGCAAGCCCGGCGAGTCGGCCGACTGGAATGGCTTCGACGACATCGCCACGAAGGGGGCGGGCAAGAAGTACAAGCTGCATCCAGCGATGGCCGCGCCCGAGCCGCTGCATCGCCTCATGATCCGGCGCAGCAAGCCGGCGAACGAGAAGGTGTGGGCGAAGGACTGCCCGCGCCCGGAAGGATGGTCGTCATGAAGCCGCTCTACATCCTCGATCGCTACGACGAGAGCAGCGTGCGCCGACAGCGCGCGACGCTCGAAGAGATCCGCGCCGTCGTCGACGGCAAGAGCAGCGAACGTCTCGCGACGATCGCGATCGGCGACGACGGAGACATCGTCGCGACGCAGCTCGTGGAGGCCGACCTGGCCACGATCCGCGCGGAGCTGAACGTCGAACACGAGCGCCGCATCCGCGAGTTGCTAGACGCTTCGCTGGGTCTCTGTCGCAAGGCACGCGGCATCGACGGCGTCTCGGTCGGCTTGTTCGGCGCGATCACGTTCTGGCTCGACGGCATGGCGCCGGGTACCGACGACATCGCGCTCGCGTGGGCTGCGGAACACACCGCCGAGATCAGGCGCAACTCGCCGCCGCGCGACCCTCACCACTGGTGCCCGGATGCCGAGATCAAGGTCGATGGCATCCACGTGTGCCGTCTCGTCTGGCCCGAGCGCGAAGCGAACACCGAGAAGGCGATCAACGACGAGATCGCGACGGTCGCGGCCGAGCGCTCGATCGCGGACAGCGAGCTCGCCGACATCGCGGAGGCGTTCTGATGCCGACCATCCTCACCCGCCTCGCCGCCGCAAGCGCCGAGCTACAAGCCGCGCACGACGCGGCGAAGGTACAACGCCGTCACGCGCTCGCTGCCGCGATCACCGCGGCGCAGTGGGCGATCAACAAGTGCTACCCGCTGCTCGCGGGGAAGGCGGTCGCGTGATCGCTCTCGATCAACTCCGCAGCGACGCGGTCACCGACGAGCAGGCGCGCCTGGTGCTTGCCGATCTCGAGGAGCAGCGCGCCGAGTCCGTCGGGGTGACCTTTGTCGAGATTCAGGGCGCCGAATACAAGACGCAGAAGGCGTCGGAGGTCTCCTTCAATACTGCCGACTTGCTTCGCGGGCCGTTCGCCCGTTCGTACGCGGCCAGCTTCTCGCGACCAGACGTCGCACGGCTGTGGCGCGACGAGACGCCGGCGCGCTCCGTGCCGCTGCGTGATCGCGTCGAGAAGATGACGCGCAAGGAACGCGATCAGATTCCGCCATGGGCCGAGAAATGGATCGCGATCGGCCTGTCTACCGAGCGTGCCGATCGGCCGCTCGCCGAGGCAGCGATCCATGCGTGCTACCGGCTCAGCGGGCACGCGCCGCCTAAGGCTGTGGTGTGGGCGCCGTGCCCGATCGTGGTCGCGTATGCCGGGCCGATCGCGCTGCACTGGTCGCGCAAACTCGGCAACGCCTCAGTCGACGCCTCAGTCGACGCCTCGGTCCGCGCCTCAGTCGACGCCTCGGTCCGCGCCTCAGTCGACGCCTCGGTCCGCGCCTCAGTCGGCGCCTCAGTCGGCGCCTCAGTCGGCGACTCGGTCCGCGCCTCGGTCAACGCCTCGGTCGGCGCCTCAGTCGACGCCTCGGTCCGCGCCTCAGTCGGCGCCTCAGTCGACGCCTCGGTCCGCGACTCGGTCCGCGACTCGGTCAACGCCTCGGTCGGCGCCTCAGTCGACGCCTCGGTCCGCGCCTCAGTCGGCGCCTCAGTCGACGCCTCGGTCGACGACTCGGTCGGCGCCTCGGTCCGCGACTCGGTCGACGCCTCGGTCCGCGACTCGGTCAACGACTCGGTCGACGACTCGGTCCGCGACTCGGTCCGCGACTCGGTCAACGACTCGGTCGGCGCCTCAGTCGGCGCCTCGGTCCGCGCCTCAGTCGACGCCTCGGTCCGCGACTCGGTCAACGACTCGGTCGACGACTCGGTCGGCGCCTCGGTCCGCGACTCGGTCGACGCCTCGGTCCGCGACTCGGTATCAACAAGAGGCGAACGCGTCGACTGCACTGAGTACTGGCGTCATTATCTCGGCGGTCAATTCTGGGTCGGTGGTTGGGGGTGGGGTAGCGCATATCCGACGTTCATGCTCGACGTGCTCGGCCTCGACATCGGACGCGTCCAAGAACTGAAGTGCCGCGCGTATGCGGCGCTCAACTCGTCAGCGTGCTGGTCGTTCTGGACGCGAGACTTCGTGATCGTCAGCGAGCGTCCGACGCTGATCGAGAAGCACAGCGACGGGTCACTGAAGGTCGCGCGCTGGGAGTGGGTCGGCGAGCGCGGCGAGCACTGCGAGTGGAGTGTGACGCCGTGATTGCCGCCATCGTCATCGGGATCGCAGCCGTCGCGCTGCAGCTCTGGAAAGGACGCGAATCGTGATCTACCTGTGCCTCATCGCCATGGCCGTCCTGTGCGTCGCCGCGGGCTGGCAGCTGCGCGGCAACTACGACGACCGTCACGCGCCGCGGTTTCCGATCGACGACGCGCCGCCGCTGCCGGCTGCACGCATCCATCGCGATCCGCTCGACACGCCCGCGGCGACACGCCGCCAGCGCGATCAGCGAGACGCCGTGTTCGTACACGGCAAGCGGCAGCGCATCGCACGCGAGGTCATCGACATCCCGGTGGCCGACTAACCAAGGCAACACCAGCTCAGCTGGAGAAAGAAGCAAAGCAATGGCAACCCTGTTCGAAGGTACCTGCATTGGGAAACCCGTCAGCGTCGAGTTCGGCGCGGACAAGAACGATCGCCCGGTCGTGCGCTGGCAGATGGAAGTCACGCAAGGACCGCACAAGGGCAAGCGCGCGAGCTACAGCGGCAAGCTCGATCCCGACAACATCAAGTGGACGAAGCGCGACATGAAGCTCATCGGGTGGAAGGGCGTCTCATCGAAGACCTTTCTCGATGACGTGAAGTCCGCGAACGTCGAGATCGAGTTCAACGCCGAGATCGCGTCGCACAACGACCGCGAGTGGACTTCGGTGAAGTTCACCGGCGCGCTGCCGCTCGGAAAGCTGCCCGACAGCAAGATCGCCGAGGTCGATCAGTGGTTCGCCGAAGCCGAGGACGTCGCGCCGCAATCGAACGGCGCGAGCGGCGGCGGACACAGTGCCGACAACCCCGATATCCCGTTCTGACCGTCGTGGTCGCTGTCGCCGAGTCGGCGAGCACGGGTGCGAATCCCGTCGGCAGCACGCAACCAAACAACCAAGGAGCAAAGCACATGGCTGGTTTCAAGAAAGCAGTGAAGGAGCAGGCGAAACTTCGCCTCGCGGTTATCGGTCCGTCAGGTTCGGGCAAGACATTTTCCTCGCTGAGAATCGCGTGCGAGATGGCGCGCCTCATGCGCGAGGCGGGTCAGGGCAACGGCCGTGTGGGCCTCATCGACACGGAGCGCGAGTCGGCGTCGCTGTACGCCAACAAGTTCGACTTCGATGCGATGCCACTCGATAGCCACTCGCCGATCTCGTACGTCGACGCGATCACGCTGGCCGAGAACGAAGGCATCGACATCCTGATCGTCGACTCGCTCTCGCACGCGTGGATGGGCAAGGACGGAGCTCTCGAGCAAGTCGACAAGGCCGTCGAGCGTGGCGCCGGCAACTCGTTCTCTGCTTGGCGCACGGTGACGCCGAAGCACAACGCGCTCGTCGACAAGATCCTCAGCTCGAAGCTGCACCTGATCGCGACGATCCGCGCGAAGACCGAATACGTCCAAGAGAAGAACGACAAGGGCAAGACCGAGATCAAGAAGCTCGGCATGGCTGCGATCCAACGCGACGGGCTCGAGTACGAGTTCACGTGCGTCGGCGATCTCGATCTGCAGAACAACTTCAAGGTCTCGAAGACGCGCCTCGATGGCGTGGTCTCACCCGGCGAGATCTTCGAGAAGCCCGGCGAGCTGTTCGCGCAGAAGGTGTATGGCTGGCTGATCGACGGCGCGCCGAAGCGTGAGCCTGCGCCGCTCGCGCCGGCCGCTCCGTCGCCGGTGGCCGCTGCCGTCTCGCCGCTCGCTGCCGCGATCGATGAAGCCACCGATGCGTTCATCAAGGCGATCGAGACCGCCGAGACGCGCGAGGCGCTCGACGCAGCGATCCGCGGCCCGGGCAAGCCGGCCAAGGGCACGCCGGGCTATCAGCGCGCCGCCGACGCGTACACGATGCGCGACACGTGGCTAAAGGCGCAGGCAGCGCACGGGACGGCATCGTGCTGACCATGTCGGCGCTGCCGCGCCTGCTCAACTGCACCGCGAGCGCGGTGCTGTCGCGTGCAGAGACCGCGTCCGAGTGGGCCAACTCGGGGAACGACGAGCACGAGGACCTCGCCGAGCTGGACGATCCCGAGCACGAATTCGCACACCTGCTGCCGCCCGGCGCGCGATCCGAAGTGAAAGTCGCGTACGACGTGCTCGCGCGCACCGGCCGGATCATCGGCCAGGGCGACGGGCGCGGGTATGGCACGCTCGGGCCTTTCGAGATCGCGGGCTCGATCGATGTGCTCTGGCTCGAAGGCGACACCGTCGTCGTCCTCGACTGGAAGACTGGATACAACGACGTCGATCCGGCCGAGCGCAACTGGCAGCTTTGGGGCTACGCGCTCGCAGCGTGCGCGGCGTTCGGCAAGAGCCGTGCGCGCGTGATGATCGTCTACACGAAGTTCAAGTCGGCGCGTCCCGACGAGTACGAGATCGACGCGCTCGAGCTGGCCGACTTCGCGAGTCGACTGGCTGCTCTCCACACGCGCGTGCCCGAGCTGAAGGCGTCGCTCCAGCGCGGTGAGCTGCTCGACACGAAGGAGGGCAACTGGTGTCGCCACTGTCCAAGCAAGCACGTCTGCCCGAGCAAGAACGGGCTACTCGTCCAGTTTGCCGAGAACGGACTCGCGGTCGTTGGCGACGCGGCGATGACGCCGGAGCGCGCTCGCCAAGCCTACGAGCAGTTCGTGCGCATCGATCAGCTCGTCGCTGATGTCAAGAAGCGGCTCAACGCGTTCGTCATCGACAACGGCCCGATCGACCTCGGCAACGGCCGGATGTATGGGCGCTACCACCGCAAGGGCAACGAGGTTCTCGACGGCAAGGCTGCGGTCCGGGCGATTCGAGAGATCGCCGGCGAATCGGCCAAGGAATTCGAAGCCGAGGCCGTCGAGGTCTCGACGAGCAAAGCGGCGATCGATCGCGCGTGCAAGGCACTCAACATGCCGCGCGGCACGAAGCCGAAGATCGAGCGCCGCATCCGCGAGCTCGGCGGCTCCACCCACAAGAGCGACTCGATGCCGATCGGTGAGTTCGATGCCGATCGCCGGACGGCCGCGATCATCGAGCCGCTCGACTTCGATGACATCGATCGCCGGTTGAAGGAGGCCGGCTAGACCGTCTCGGGGTGACGGCACGCCCCCGTGCCGAACAGAGCATGCCCGCGGCTGCCGGGTCCCCGATGAGCAGCCACCTAGCCCGCGTTAGCCAAGGAAGGCAGCGCGCACTCCAGGTTCGACTCCTGGCGCGGGCACGAGATGAAAAGACCAAACGCAGCCCGCTCTCTTGCGCGGCAGATCGAGATGCTCAAGCTCGCCGAGAAGACCGGCTCGGTCATCCGCGCCGCCGGCGAGCTCGACGACAAGAACGAGAAGCTCGTCGACGAGACGGCGCGGTACGCCGAGCGCGTCGCGACCGAGCTCATGGGGTCGGGCAAGTACGTCACCTACAACCAGGCTTGCGCAGTCGCTGCTGAGCGTCTCGAGGCAACGCGGAGCGCGGCATGACCCGGAACCCGACGATCCGATCGTGGAAGGGCAACGGGAAGATCGCCGACAACTTCGCCGGCGGCGGTGGCGTCAGCCTCGCGTTTCTTCGCGCGCTCGGTCGCGCACCTGATCACGCGATCAATCACGACGACGAGGCGCTCGCGATGCACGCGGCGAATCACCCCGAGACCGAGCACCACTGCGAGTCGGTCTGGAAGGTCGATCCGCGCGAGCTCTTCGCCGACGAGCCGTGCTGGGCCGCATGGTTCTCGCCCGACTGCAAAGACCACTCGAGCGCGAAGGGCGGCAAGCCCGTCGACAAGAAGATCCGCTCGCTCGCGTGGGTGATGGTTCGCTGGGGCAAGCTCGTCGGGCCCGCGGTGATGTTCCTCGAGAACGTGCCCGAGTTTCGCGACTGGGGCCCGTGCATCGAGATCGACGGCGAAATGCGGCGCGACCCGAAGCGCAAGGGCCAGACCTTCCGTGCGTTCGTGCGCAAGCTCGAGCGCTATGGCTACGTCGTCGAGTGGCGGATCCTGAAGGCCGCGGACTACGGATCGCCGACGTCGCGCAAGCGCCTCTTCATGGTCGCGCGCCGCGACGGTCAGCCGATCGTGTGGCCCGAGCCCACACACGGCCCGGCGCTGCTCGGCCTCAAGCCATACCGCACCGCGGCCGAGTGCATCGATTTCGCGATCCCCGCGCCGTCGATCTTCATGACGCGACGAGAAGCGCGCGCGTACACGAAGGCGACCGGACAGCAGATCAGGCGACCGCTGTCAGACAACACGCTCGCGCGGATCGCGTACGGCACGCAGACGTACGTGATCGACGAACCGAACCCGCTCATTGTCACGCTGCGCGGGACCGAGGAATCGCACCTGCGATCCTCGGCGAGCTCGCTCGAGTCTCCACTGCGCACGATCAGCGCTGATGGCTGGCACCACGCGATGGTGGTGCCGTACTTGGTCCCGGCTGGTCACGGCGCAAAGGGCGACGTCGATCGCCGCGCCTATAGCGTGGGCGATCCGGTGCCGACGATCACCGCATCGAGCCGCTCGGGCTTCGCCGTGATCACGCCGTACCTCGTCCGCTGCAACGGCACGAGCGTCGGACAATCTCTCGAGGATCCGCTGGGGACGATCGACACGCGCGATCGCTTCGGCCTGATCGTGCCGCTGCTCGTTCAGAGCGGATACGGCGAGCGTCGTGGGCAAGATCCGCGCGCTCTCGATATCCGCGAGCCGCTCGGTACGGTGGTCGCGTGCGGCGTGAAGCACGGGTTCGCGGCGCTGTTCATCGAGAACGGCAATTCGATGCGAAAGACCGGCGGCCTCAACATCGGCCACCCCGCGAACCGTCCGATGTCGACCGTCACGGCGCAGCGACAGAAGGGCATCGTTGCCGTCTCGTTCGCGGACACATCGCGGGCCGAGAGAGTGCGGAAGTTCCTCGCGCGCTACGGCGTCTCGAACGTCGTCCGAATCGCCGGCGAGGAGCGAACGATCGGCGACATTGGATATCGGCTGCTCGTGCCGCGCGAGCTCTTCCGCGCACAGGGCGTCGGCGACGACTACATCATCGACCCGATCGGGCCAGACGGTAAGCCGCTCACCGCGACGGCGCAGATCCGCATGTGCGGGAACATGGTGCCGCCGCACCCGGCTGAGGCGCTGATCGGCGCGAACTTGCTGCGGAGGGTCGTGTGATCCTCGTCGACGCGCTCCGCGGCTACGAGACCAGGCTGCGCCACAAGGAGTGGTGCCACATGGTCTCGGACACGAGTGAGGAGGAGCTGCACGCGTTCGCGGCGAAGCTCGGCCTCAAGCGCTCGTGGGCACAGCTGCGTCCGAAGGCGAGCGCCGCGCACTACGACCTGACGCCGTTGCGGCGTGCGCTCGCGATCAAGCTCGGCGCCGTCGAGGTGTCGAGCCGCGAGCTCGTGCTGCGCAACTACGACGGGCTGACTCGGCGCGGCCTGCTCAACGCACGCGGAGGTGTCGCATGAGCATCGACGCGCTCTCACCGCGCGGTCGCCAGCTCGCCGGCGCGATCGCGAAGAACTTGGAGCTTGTCGCCGAGCACGCGAAGACGCACCCGGGCGAGGCGCTCGCGCTCGCGATGTTCCTGCTCGCGCACATCCGCAACACGTGGCCGCAGGCGCTCGTGTCGCTACAGGAGATCCCATGAACCGCTACCACCAAAGGGCCACGGAGACGGAAGCGCAGGCAGCCGAGCGGATCCTCTCCGAATGGGTCGCTGACTTCTCGGATGCGACTGAGGTCGGATTCGTCGCCCGCGCGGTGCTGCCACAGCTGAAAGAGCTCGTGCAGCTCCGCGCGCTGCTCGCAACGCCGATGCCGTGCGCCTGGCCGGTGCCGCGGCACGACGGCGTCTTCGTGTACTGGGACGAAGTCTTCGCGTCGGGTGAAACGCCGGACGACGCGATCGGCCTCGGCGCCGGCGTCATTCGCGCGGCGCTCGCAGCGCAGGGCAAGGAGACACCGTGAAGCTAGAGAACGTCCGTGTAACGAAGGTCGGGCTCGTCCGCGAGCACAGCCGCGACAAGCTCGAGGTGACGTGCGAGCCGCCGTGGGGCGGTCACGTGATCGTGTTCCGCGTCGACGACAACCACCGCATGCGCGAGACGTACACGATCGGGCGCGCGGTCGATGTCGAGATCACGCCGGGGTTGCGATGACGAAGCTCCACATCTCCAGCGAGCTCGCGCTGCCGCTGTCGTTCGTGACGAGCACGCAGGCGATCCTCGCGAAGAAGCGCGTCGGCAAGAGCTACACGGCGCAGGTCGAAGCCGAGGAGCTGCTCGAAGCGAACCAGCAAGTCGTCGTGATCGATCCGACCGGCGCGTGGTACGGGCTGCGCTCGTCGCCAGACGGTCGCTCGACCGGCTACCCGATCTCGATCATCGGCGGGAAGCACGGCGACGCGCCGCTCGAGCTCGACAGCGGCGCGCGCTGGGCCGAAGCGATCGTCTCCGATCGGTTCTCGGCGATCTTCGATATCTCGCTCTTCGACGACGTCGATTGGTCGAGGTTCATCGCCGAGTTTCTGAGCACGCTCTATCGGCTCAACGAGTCGGCGATGCACCTGTTCATCGACGAGGCCGACGTCGCGTGCCCGCAGACCGCGCAGGACAAGGCCCAACAGAAGGCGCTGCGCGCGACGAACAACATCGTGCGTCGCGGCGGCCTCAAGGGCATCGGCTGCACGCTGATCAGCCAACGGCCGGCGCTGATCGACAAGAGCGTCCTCTACATGATCGACCAGCTCGTCGTGCTGCAGATGAACGGCGAGCTCGACCTGAAGCAGATCAAGGGCTGGGTCAAGGCGCACGACCTGAGCGACGACGTCGGCGAGATGATCTCTTCGCTGCCGTCGCTGCCGAAGGGCGACGCGTGGGTGTGGGCACCAAACGCCGGCATCTTCAAGCGCGTCACGATTCGCAGGAAGCACACGTTCGACAGCGGCCGCACGCCCGAGCCGGGTGAGGCTGCCGTCGCCGCGAAGGTGCTCGCACCCGTCGACGTGAAGCGCCTCGGCAAGTCGATCGCGTCCGCCGTCGAGCGCGCCGCTGCGAACGACCCCGCGGCGCTGCGGAAGCGGATCGCCGAGCTCGAGGCGCGTAAGTCGGGTAGCGACGCACCGCCCCGCGTCGTCGAGAAGCGCATCATCACGGACGAGGAGCTGCGTCGTCTCGAGGCGGTCGCCGACAAGTGCGACGCGCTCAGCAAGCGGATCGACGACACCGGCAACGAGCTCCACGAGGTCCTCGAGGTCCTCACCGGCGAAGTGATCGACCTCCGCGCAGCGATTCACCTGGCCGACCAGCTGCCGAACGGCGAGCCCGTGAAGACGAACCGGCAGATCGCGAGCGAGCACTTCGCCAAGGATGGCAAGGTCTCGAAGCAGGTCGGCAAGTATCAGATCCGCGTGCCGGCGCCGAAGCCGTCGAAGCCCGCGCCGGCGCCAAAGGCCGAGTCGACGCTCGACTCCGGGACCCTCCTCAACGCGATCGCGACGCTCCACAACATCGAGCTCGCGACGTTCCCGGCGCTCGCGGCGTGGCTCGGCATGCATCCGCGCAACAAGACGTTGCTCACCGCGATCGGTCAGCTGCGATCGGACGGGCTTCTCGACGGCCTGCAGCTCACTGGCAACGGTGCCGCGGTCGCCCGACCGACCAAGCCGTCAGGAACGGATCAGCGCGAGCAGCTCCGACGCCCGCTCTCGGAAGGTCAGCAGCACGCGCTCGACATGTTCGCGACGTTCGAGAAGCTCGGCCGCGCGCACTCGCACGCTGCGCTGGCGGCATGGCTCGGCGTTCATCCTCGCAACAAGGGACTCCTGACCGACATCGGGTTTCTTCGCGATCGCGGCTACCTCGCCGACAGCGAGCTCACCGAGATCGGCCGTCGCGCATCGCTGCCTGCATTCGCGGGCGTGACTGCCGGCGACATCATCGCGTACCTCGACGAGTCGGCGCGGCCGATCGTTCGGCTCGCGCTGAAGCTCGGCTCGGTCGTCGACATGACGGCGCTCGCCACCGCGCTCGATCTGCACCCGCGCAACAAAGGCTTGCTGACCGACCTCGGCAAGCTGCGTGAGCGCGGGCTGATCACGAACGACTGGCCGTTGAAGCCGACCAGCGTGTTCCCAGGAGTCGCGTCGTGAAGGGGCTCGCCGAGATCAAAGCGGCCAACACGCCGAAGCAGAAGCCCCGCGCTTCGCTCGTCCTTCGCTTCGAGGTGACACCGCAGGTCTACGACGCGCTTGAGGCGCTGCAGGCGACCGGCTTCTTCGGCAATGGCGACGACGTCGAGAGCGTCGCCGAAGAGCTGCTGCGCGCGGCACTGCGGCGAGAGGACGTCGGACGATGACCCTCCGTGCGATCACGCTGACGCAGCCATGGTGCGGTCTGATGGCCGCCGGGATCAAGCGCATCGAGAACCGCACGCGGCCGCTGATCAAGCGCTCCGCGATCGGCACGGACATCGCTTTCCACGCGAGTCGCGAGATCGACGAGTCCGTCTACGCTCGGATCTTCGATCTCGCGCCCGGGCTGCGGAACTGCGGCGACTACTTCGAGACGCCCTGGTACACGTCCACGCGCATCACGAGCGCGATCACGCACGTCGCGACGCTCGTCGACGTGCTCGCGACCGACAACGCATCGGGCGAGCAGCGGCGACGCGAATTCGATCAGGCCGTCGCGCGCGGCACGGTCACCGCCGATCAGTGGCGCTGGTACTTCGGGCGCTACGGCTACGTGTTCGACAACGAGCGCGTGATCGCGTCGCCGGTGAAGTGCCGCGGTTGGCAAGGCTGCTGGCGACTTGATGAGGAAACGGAGCGGCGCGTGATGGAGCAGATCCGATGACCACTGTCGTTCACTGCAAGCGATCGAAGTTCGACGTCTACATCGGTCGCCCGTCGAAGTGGGGCAATCCGTTCCCGCTCGCGAAGGGTGCGTCAGCTCTAGATCGCGCGGCTGCGGTCGACGCGTACGAGAAGTGGCTGTGCGCGCAGCCGCAGCTGATGGCATCGCTGCACGAGCTCCGTGGCAAGGTGCTCGGCTGCTGGTGCGCGCCGAAGGCATGCCACGGCGATGTGCTCGCGCGTCTCGCCGACGAGGAGCGATAGCAATGGGTGACACAACGATCAGCTGGACCGACAAGACGTGGAACCCGATCCGCGGCTGCCGTCGGATCTCGGCGGGCTGCGAGAACTGCTACGCCGAGCGACAGGCGAATCGCTTCGCCGGCGCCGGCGGTGCGTACGACGGACTCGTCAAGCTAACCGCGAACGGACCGCGCTGGACCGGCGCGACGAAGTTCGTGGAGGAGCATCTCGCCGACCCGCTGCGCTGGAAGAAGCCGCTGCGCATCTTCGTCGACTCGATGTCGGACCTCTTCTACGAGGGCTTCACAAACGAGCAGATCGCGGCGGTGTTCGGCATCATGGCGGCCGCGCCGCAGCACACGTTCCAGGTCCTCACGAAGCGATCTCGCCGCATGCGCGAGTGGTTCGAGTGGGCCGAGTCGACGGACGACATCCACGGCGTCATGCACGTCGAGGCCGGCCCGCACATCGCCGACGCGATCGGCGACGATGATGCCGAGTACGAAGAAGACGATCCCGCCGAGGTCGCGGCACACCGGCTGCTCGATGCGGAGTGGCCGTTGCCGAACGTGTGGCTCGGCGTCAGCGTCGAGGACCAGGCCGCCGCGAACGAGCGCATCCCAGACTTGCTCGCGACGCCGGCGGCGATCCGTTTCCTCAGCTGTGAGCCGCTACTCGGCCCGGTCGACCTCTCGCGGTGGCTGCATCGATGCGCGTCGTGCGTCTGCAGCTCGTGCCCGCCAGGCTTCGACGACGACACCGCGATGGGGCAGCGCCGGCTCTCGTGGGTCATCGCCGGCGCCGAGTCGGGCCCGCGAGCTCGCGAGTGCAACGTCGAGTGGCTGCGCTCGCTGATGCAGCAGTGCGCAGCCGCGGGCGTCGCGCGCTTCCTGAAGCAAGCCGTCGCACTCTCGTACGAGCGTCGCGTCTACCCGAGCTCGCAAGCCGCCGTCGTCACCACCGAGGTTGTGTCGTGCGGTGACGGTTCGCGCGCGAAGGGGCGCGGCTTCGGCGGGCCCGTGATCGAGCTGCCATATCTCGACGGGAAGCAGTGGGCTGAATTCCCCGAGGCGAAGCGATGATCACCGACGAGCAAGCCATCGAGCTCGTGCGCAGCGGCTACTTCCGCATCGACGACGACGGATCTGTCTGGCGCTGCATGATGGGCACGCGCACCGGCAACCGCCGGACGATCGCGCCGACGCGAGCAGACAGCGCCAACAACACCGGATATCTGCTCGTTCGATACGGCAAGCGCGGATCGATCACGGCGCATCGCCTCGTGTGGCTCGCGATCCATGGTCCGATTCCGCCCGGCGTCGAGATCAACCACAAGAACCTCAACAAAGGCGACAACCGCATCGACAACCTGGAACTGCTGACGCACGAGGCGAACGTTCAACACGCGTTCGCGAACGGCGCGGCGCCGTCGTCGTGCGGGCCAGGCGAGGCGAACGCCAACCACAAACTGACCGCGAGCGCGGTCAGTGAGATTCGACGACTCGCGGCGGCAGGCGAGCCGAAGCGGGCACTCGCTCGACGCTTCAACGTGACGCCGACGCTCGTTCGCAAGATCGTCGCCGGTCGAGCGTGGAGAAACGCGTAGCCATGGCGACCTGCCCCACCTGCAACGACACGCACCGGATGACCCTCCGCGACGCCGAGGTGATGTGCACGCAGTGATCCCGACCGGCGAGATCCTCGACGCGTGCTGTGGCGGTCGCCACTGGTGGTGGGATAAAGCGCATCCGCTCGCGGTCTACATGGACTCGCGCACGGCACCGCGTGGTTGCTGCGACGTGCGACCGAACTTCGAGGTCGCGCCCGACATCGTCGGCGACTTCCGCGCGATGCCCTTCGCCGACGGTGCGTTCCGGCTTGTCGTGTTCGATCCACCGCACAACGTGCGTGACCGCGTCGAGGGATACGTTGGCATCAAGTACGGCGCGCTGCCATCGGCCACCGAGCAGGACGATCTGCGGCGCGGCTTCGCGGAGTGCTGGCGGGTTCTGGGGGGGCGGAACGCTCGTCTTCAAGTGGGCCGGCGACGTGAAGCGCGTGGAGCCGCACTTTCCCGCGACGCCAATCGTCGGCACGCGTTCGCCGCGCGGCGGTCAAACGCGCTGGTTCATCTTCTACAAGCCGATGGGAGGCGGTGAGCGATGAGCCTCTCGCTCGACGACCTCCGCGCGCTCGAGCTCGCCGTCGATCGCGCCGTCGAGCGGCACCTGCGCCGAATCGTCCGCGAGGAGGTAGCCAACGCGAACCGCTCCGGACCACCCTCGCCGATCGGAATCACCGCGCCGGTCGAAGGAGACCGATGCGAACCAACGAACCGAGGATCTATGGACCCGAGAAGCACGGCAACCGATGGCGCATTCGCGTCGTTACAGGACGCGGAAGCGGACGGAAGACGTTTTATCGAAGCTATCCAACGAGGGACCTTGCCGAAGCCGCCATCGGCGGCGCGCAGCAGCAGGCGCAAGGCACGACGGTGAGGCAGGCCGTCAACGCGTTGCTCGATCAGATGCGCACCAAAGGGCTCGCGGCGTCGACGATCGAGACCGCCGAGCATCGGCTGTGGCACTTCTTCGGACTGCCGCGCAACGCGGATCGCCCGCTGCGGTGGCTACAGACGCGCGGCGCCGAGCTGTACGCGGCAGCGCAGATCGAGCGCAGTGCCGACACGCACCAGGCCGAGCTCGCGCTCGCGAAGCAGGTAGCCGCGCTCGCGCTCAAGCGGAAGTGGCTGCGAGCCGATCCGTTCGCGCACGTCGAGCCGGTCGGTCGCAAGCGGCACGGCTCGACGAAGGAGCGCATGGGGGTCGACGAGAGCCGCAAGCTGCTGGCGCACTGCGCGGCGCTTGGTCGCGATCAAGCGGCGATCATCACGATCGCGTACCTGATCCTCGGCGCCCGCGCGAGCGAGCTCGTCAAGCGATCGGTCCGCGACCTCGACGACGACGGCAAGGTCCTGCGGATCGATCGCGCGAAGACGTGCGCCGGCACGCGACGGCTCAAGATGCCAGGCGAACTCCGCGCGCTCCTGCTCGCGCTCTGCGAAGGTCGAGCGCCCGACGCTCCGATCTTCGCGCGCGACGACGGCACGCGGGCGACACGCTATTGGGCGTACTATCACGTGCGCCGGTTGACGAAGGACGCGATCGGCCGCGAGCTGTCACCACAGGCGCTGCGGCGCACGCAGACCGACATGGCTACCGAGGCGAGCGAGACCGCGCTGGCGGTGGCGCGTCACCTCGGGCACACGTCGGAGCGCGTCACCGAGCGGTCGTACCGCGATGCCGACGTCGCGGCCAACGCGGCGATCGGCCGGGCGCTCGAGGTCCTGGCGGGTGGCCGCGCGTGATCTGCGTGGACACAGCCTTGGACACAGCCGGCATGATGGCGACCATGCTGGACACGGGACGAGCAGAATCCCGTGTGATTTCGCAGTGCGCGAGGCGGGACTCGAACCCGCACCCGGTGAAGGACTAGCACCTCAAGCCTGTTCGCTCCGTCGAGACCGGCCGCAACCTGTGTCCAGGCGCGGTGATTCCACGGTCGGATCGACGGTTTGGACGTGGACGCAGGTTCGTAGCCCATTACGCGCGCCACGGCGAGCGATAGCTCTCTCGCGTGTCGCAGAACGCCGCGTTCCAGGATGCAGGCATCCACGCGGTGCTGGTCGCGGTGCACGAGACCGGCGACGAGGTCGAAGTCGAATGCGTTGACGTTCGCCAGCACGCGAGACGTGCGCGACTGGACGCGGAGGTTGCGGCGGCTGTTGCGAATCGTGGTTGACATTCGTACGTACGATAGGCATACTGTTCTCATGTGGGTTCAGCCGACGTATACCGATTGCCGAAATTGCGGAACTTGTGATCATAGCGATTACGCATGCCCGTGCGCATGTCATACGACCAGGACGTTCAGGAGAACGATGATGGCTAAGAAGATGGCTAAGAAGAACGTGGCGGCGGTGAAGGACAAATACGTGCAGCGCGTGTTGGAGGCGATGGAAACCTCATCCGACGAGATGTCACTCGTCGATTACATTGACGCGCTCAGTGAAATCTACTCCGAGATCGATTCCCGAATCGACGCAGCCAGAGAGGATGCGGAGCGAGCCGAGTCCCGCCGAGCTCGGCGATGACCAAACCCCGCATCGGCCGCCCACCACTCGGCCGCACCACCGTCCGCGTCAACCTCAAGTTGTCCGGCGCCGACCACAAGCGGTGGATGGCGCTCGCGGACAAGCAGGGCATCTCGCTGTCCGCGGCGATCCGCGAGGCGATGGAATTGGCTGTACGGGCCAGGTTGCTCCCATGACCCGCCGCTACTGCCGGCGCGGCTTCGACTCGCTCTCGCAGTGGCTGCGGTCGCTGGCTGCAGAGGACGTGCGATGACGCCGCACGAGCAACGCTGGCTAGACAATGCTCGGCGCACCGGGCGATGCCCCGAGTGCGACGCCCCAGCTCGCCCCGGTAGCCGCTACTGCTCGCGCTGGTGCGTTGACATGGCGTATCGCAGGGAGATCGAGCTGCCGAGGGAGAGGGCGGAGAGGGAGCGGGGGAAGTGAGCCGGCCGTACGGATTCCTGGAGCCCGCAGCGATCGATACGCCAGCGCTCCACGGCACTGAGCCGGATCGCATCTACGGCGCCCGCGATCCGCTGACAAACGTAGGCTTCACGTGGTCTGACGCCGAAGCGCGCTGGCCCGGCTGCTCAGCAGCATGGGATCGCGATGGCGGCAACGAGTGGGCCGGTGATCGGCCTAACCTGACGATTGTGATCGGCAAGCACTTGGCGGTCGGATGCGGCGACCGCGAGCCCTTTGGCTGGGCACTCTACAAGGACAAAGAAGCCGACCCGTACTGGATCTTTCTATGACCTCGCTGCTGGACGACGTCATGCGCCACTACCTCGACGTGTGCTGCGACGCGCTCCTGCGCGCAGGCTGGCCGCCGTCGCGGATGCTGCAGGTCAAGGAGTCGTCGTTCGATCCGTTCGACGCCGAGACGATCACGATCGTGCTGAAGCCCGGCATCGAATTCACCGCCGAGCTGCCGGTGTTCCGCGCCGCATGGGTGTGGGACCGGCGCGCGCCGAGCGTCATCGCGACATGGCTCGTCGAGCCGATCCCGACACCGCATCCGTCGACGATCGAGCGCGGCAACATCGAGGCGGCGCAGGCGGCGCGCGAATGACCCCGCTCCTCACCGAACGCGACCTCACCGACGCGCGTAAGTACATCCGCGGATACGATGACTTACACGATTTCTCGTATACGGGTATTGCGCTCGCCGAGTTTGTGTATACACTATTCTCATGACGAAAACGAACGCACTCACGGTCTGCCGCTCAATCACCTCGCACTGCTCGGAGTGCGGCGACCAAGTCGAGGGGGACGAGACCTGCTCGGAGCACCCTGGGGCCGATATCGAGTCGATTTCGACGCTCCTCGCCAGCGACGGCACGGAGCTCGGCGTGGACGTGCGCGTGGAGGCTGGCAAGCCGGGTACCGAGGACTACGACACGGGCCGCGTCGTCGAGGTGGACGGCGATTTTGTCGTTGTCGCCTGGGACTCGCAGATCCGCACGCGCGCGCATGCGTCGGTGCTCCGTGGCGCGTAAACGCGGCCCTGGCCGCCCCAAGCTCGGCGCAGACGCTCGCTCCGTCGTCGTCCCCGTGCGAATCACGAAGGCGCAGTACAAGGCGATAGCGGCGTACGTCGCGAAAGAGAACGCAGAGATCGAGACGGCGGGCGGCGACGGCACAATGGCGACCGTATCGAGCTGGGTGCGCGACGTCATCACGGACTCGATCCCGTGACCGCGCTGCTCGCCGAACGCGACCCAGAGCACGAGCGCTCTCACCACAGTGCGCTCCACCATACGAATCCGCACGGGATGCAATGGAGCGCGCCCTGCGGGATGCTCCACGTCTTGAACGGCTCGATCTTCGGCGAGCCGCAGCGTCCGCACGCGCGCGGCGGTCCGTCGCAACCAGCGAGGCACGCGACGTATGTCCCCACGATTGGCTCACCAACGTGACCGCATGGCGCACGCCAGATCACGCGAGCAAGTCCCCGACGCCCGGCCGCGCGACCCACAGCACGCGGTAGCCACCGCGCGTCGCGAAGTAGTCCGCCTTCGAGATGCCCTCGCGGCGCTTGCCGACCGGACCCTCGCCGCCGCCGTTGCCGCTCACGGTGTGGAACACGCTCGGGCTGTAGCGCTCGAGCAGCGTGATGTGGTCACCCTCGGCGGGCGTGCCGTCGCCGACGATCACGATGTCACCGGCGCGTGGCAGCGTGCCGTCAGGGAACGTCGCGTCGGTGCCGCGCATGATCATGCGACCGCCACTCGCCGGCCGATCGCCCGCGCTCGTCTCGTTCCAGTCCCGGTAGCGAAACCACGTCGCCATGCGCAGCGTCGAGGCCCAGAACGTCGCGAGCCACTGCGGATCGATGCCGGCCGTTCGCCAGCATGCCGCCGCGAACATGCCGCACCACTGCACCGCGCCGTCGCCGCGGTACGGCACGGCCCAGGTCCAGCCGGCGTCACGCACGATGTCCGAGATGATCGCCTTGCAGCGCTTACCGTTCTCGGTGTCGTCGGCGACGCGCGGATCGTAGACGTCGAGCGACCATAGCCGCTGCGCCTCGGCGACCGCACGCTCACCGGCGAGCTGCAGCGCGTCCGAGCTCGGCGCCGGCGGCATCTCCGGGGGTACGGCGCGCCACAGCGCGGCCGTGGTCTGCGGATTCGGATCGCCGTTGACCGCTAGCCCTCGCGAGCGCTGGAAGTCCATGAGCGCACGGTGTGACTCGGGGCCAATGATCCCGTCGATCGTCACGGGATACGCGAGCGCGTTCAGCGCGCGCTGGATGCGGATTGCCTCTTCGCGGGTCATGTCGCTATGTCCTCCGGGTGTCGCGCCGCGCAGGCGCATTTGGTGTAGGCCGTCGCCGAGTGGCTGTGACAGCGGACGAAGCGGAAGCCGGCGCGAAACAACGCCACCGCACACGCGACGCCGTCGAACGCGTCGAAGATGTCGATGCCGCCGCTCGTGCACTCGAAGCTCGACCAGTCGCTGTAGAGCGCATCGAGCAGCGACTCGATCGCGTGCTCGGCCGCGATGTACTCGGCCTCGGCATCGAAGTAACGAGCGGCGGGTGTGATCATGCGGCCCTCGGCGTCAGCAGCTCGACGGTGTCGCTCCACGCGCGCGCCTGCGCCGCGTCCCACGGCTCGCCGGCGTAGTGGCGGATCGACGCCTGCTCGTCGAGCGTGTCGAGGACGCGCCGCACGTCGACGCCGAAGCGCCGCGCCCATGCGCGGGCTGCCTTGACCCAGTCCTCGGCGAGCTCGCGCGGCTGCGCGCGGCGAACGCGATCCTCGCGCTGCAGATCGCGGACGCGGTCGGTCGGTGTCAGCTTGCGGATCGCCATCACGCCTTCGCGGGCCGCAGCGGCGGTGGTGCGAGCCGATCGGTCAGCGCCTGGATCGTCTCGTCGTGGAGCCGCTTGCCCTCGGGGCAGAGCTTTCCCGGCACGCGCAGGCATTCGCCGCACGCCTCGAGGTGGTCGTAGAAGCTCTTCGTGGTCACCGCCGGACCTCGCACGTGCTCGGGCCGCTCGACGTCGACTCCGATTGCGCCGCCGGCGCCGGCTTGCATGCCCCGCGGCCACGCCAGCCGCACGAGAAGAGCAGCACGAGGGCGAGCGCCTTCACGGCTTCGGCCCGCAGAGGTAGTACCAGCGGTCGGCCCAGCGCATCAGCTCGACGCGTTGGTCGAGGAGCTGCGCCTTGTACTCGCGGTCCTGCATTTCAGAGCAGCGATTCGTCGGGATCGAGGAGTCGATCCGCGGATCGAGCGGGCTGCACTTCGGTGGCAGTGGCGTTGCCGGGTACTTCGCCCGAATGCACCGCTCCGCTGGCGCCGGCAGGTAGCGAATCTCCGGCGGCGGCGATGGCTTCTTTGGCGGCGCGGAGCATGCGGCTGTCCACGTCGTCAGGATCCAGATCAGCGTTCGGCTTCTCATGCGGCTCCTTCGCGAGTCGGTCTGCGGTGCGTTCGAGGTCTGCGATCTTCTCGTCGCGCTTGGCGAGCTCGTACTCGGCGCGTTCCGCTCGCACCACGGCCTTATCGCGCTCGTCGTCCATGACTTGCAGCGCATTCGCGGCGGCGATGCGGCCATAGACGAGCCACGCGATCAGACCGAGCGCCACGACGCATCCGCCGACGACAGCTACGACCTCCATTAGCGGCGCTCCATGCGCTGCCACGGGCCGCCGTTGATGCGGTAGCGCGCGAGGCGATACACGCCGGCCGTGCCCCAGCGCGTCGCGCGCTCGGATCCGAGCAGCGGTGCGAGCAGCGCCACGAATCGCAGCCACGCTCGCGCGCGCCAGGTGCTGACGGTCAGCTTGATCGCGAAGTCCATCGCTTCTCCTTCGTCACGAGCAGCCACGCGACAACGCCGCAACCGAGCAGCACTCCGGCAACGATGATCGCGGCGCGCTTCATCGCCGGTCCCTCCGCGCGAGCCACCACGAAGCCGCGCCGTGCGAGCGCGTGAACTTCATCGTGTCGTGCCAGCCGGTCAGGTTCAGGCTCGACGAATCGACGACGTGGATCTCGTCGACCCACTTGCCGTATTGAAATTTACCGTCGACGTCGCGCTCCTCGACGTACCTATGCCGAGCACCGTCGAGCAGAATGAAGTGATCGATCGAGTTGAGCAGCGGGCAACCGTCGTCACCGGGCGAGAACGGGCCGCCGCCGTGCATCTTGATCTCGGTCCAGGCGACCCAGCCGCCGCGTAGCCAGCCTTCGAGACGGCGTGTGTAGTCGAGATCGAGATCCTGGAAGCGCCACGCGTAACTCCAGCTCGGATGCCCGTGGCTGTGATCGAAATGCGGCTGCACCATGTCCCATGTGACTTCGAGGCGGCCCCACGCGCGGCCCGCCTTCTCGATCACGTCCTTGAAACCAGACCACGTATTGCAGGTCGTCGTCTTCGGCTTCTCAGCGCTGACCTCGGCGTGGATACGACGAAGATCGTCGGCGCCGAGCTGGCCGTCGAGATGCTCGCCCACAGCCGCGCGAAGCTTCCGCAGATTCGCCTGCGCGCTGCCGTCGTAGTACTCGACGACGAACATGTCCCAGACCTCGTCGAGATCGACGGTGCGCTCCGGGTAGAGAAAGCGCAGCCCGGCGGTCGCCGCGCATGCGAAGCAATCACCGCCCGGATTCCGCGCCGGCACCGGTTGCGCGACGCGCTCGATGTTGTGGCAGACCTCGACCGTCATACGCTCCACGCCTCCAGCCAGAGCCATCGCTTCGCTCCGCACGTCACCGTCGGGCACTTCCAGACCGGGATGACGCGGCCGTCGGGCGACACCTCGTGATCCTCGGCGAGCACGTCGACGCCGCCGCAGTCGCCGCAGCGCACGACGGCCTTCGCCTCGACGTAGTCGCGGACGCCCTCGCGAGTCCATTGCCCGACGTCGAGCGTGTCGACGGCACCGAGGTGGCGTTGCAACACGTCACCCACGGCGAGCCTCGTCGTAGCGCCGACACAGGGCCACCGTGGCGGCGGTGACGAGCAGAAGCAGCGCGGCCAGTGGGCGGCTCACGACGAGCGCGAGCCCGGACCACGTGCCGCCGGTGATGAGCGCGAGCGGCTCCACTACTTCGCGGGCTCCGTGTGCGTCGGCGAGATCAGCGCGAGCACGGCGCCGCCGCCGGCGAACAGGATCGACGTCCACGTTCCGCCGAGCGCCGCGACGTTGAAGCACGCGGCCGCGACGGTGCCGACACCACCGATCACGATGATCGCGAGCTTCTTCTTCGCGAACCAGGCGAACAGCTTCGACTTGGGCCACCGCGAGCTCGCGCGCGCGAACGTCGCCGTCAGGATCACGAGGACGCAGAAGATCGCCGGCGCCCAGCCCTGCTTCTTCGCCTGCTTCACGTCGTCGATCGTCGCCAGCGGCTCGCTGAGCGGGTCGTGCAGCTTGTCGCTCGGCTTGACCTCGGGCGCCGGCGGCTGCGACGGGTCCGCGGGTGGAGCGGGGATGGCCGAGCCGCTGTCGGCTGGCATCGTGTCGGCCTGCGCGAGCAGCACGCGATCGGCGCGGCATCCATCGCCGGCCGGACCGACCATGCATTCAGGCGCCACACGAAATTCCTCGGCTGCACGGGCGAGGTTCCGGCGCGCGTGCTGGCACGGCGCATCGCAGAGTGTGTCATCGGCGAATGCCTGCTCGATGAGGATGCCGCTGGTCGCGACGCAGCTCGCAGCGATATAGCCGAACGCGATGACGATGAGGAACGTGACGATCGAGAACTTGCGCATGATGTCTCCTACGATTTGAGCCAGTGAACGAACCAAGCGACGCCGCCGCCGATCACGATGGCGATGGCGTGACCGAGTTTGAAGACTTGGAACCAGCGACGACGTTCCGTGACCACCGCCGTCGAGGCGACTTGCTTGTCGCGCTCGGCGAGGACGAGTCCGTCGACGACCTTGTCGAGATTCGCGAGAGCGAGATCGTGCTGGGTCTGCTTCGCTTCGACGATCTCGACGCGATTCTCGACGTCGGTCATGCGCTCTTGGACGCTGCGCAGCAGCGCGTTCGACGTCTTGACCTCGTCGAGGTACTCCGGGAATTGCTGCGTGAAGAACACCTTCAGCTCGGCGTCCCGCTCGATCTGTTTGTCCGAGACGGTGTTCGATTTGTCGAACGACTTCCGCGCCAGGTCGCCAAAATGTTCAACCTTCGCGATCAGCGTGGTGACCTGCCGCGTGTCCTGCTCGACGATCGTCTCGAGGCGCTCGAGCCGATCGACGACGTGACGCGCGTCCCACACGCGCTCGAGCGCTGCGCCCTGCTCCTGGACGACGTGGTGGAGCGCGTCCACCTTCGCCGCGATCGGCATCGCCGAGAACGCCTCTGCGCTCGGCGGCTCGCGCGGCGGCGGCGTCGCCTCCGGATCGATTTCGGTGGGGACGGCCGATTGCGGCCGAGCGAAGTCGCGATGCGATGCGAGGCGCTTCTTGCGATCGTCCACCACTGCGAGAGACAGGGTCGCCGCCGGGCAGTGAGGGGTCGATTTCGGCTATGCCTGCTCGAACGGCGGGAATGGCTCGAGCGGATTCGCGGTCTGGGGCGTGGCGCGCCACGTGAAGAAGAAGTCTTCGATCAAGTCGAGTGAGATCTTGCGGTTGGCCAACGACCCGCGGTTCACCGCGGCGACGCGAAACACCCGGCCGTCGATGCCGTACTCGGGCCACGTCAGCTTGACCGCATCGCCGGGCATCACGCTGCTGAAGTCGCGCCCGACGATCGCGCGACACTTCGCGATCGGCCGGCTGCGAGCGGCGAGCTCGCGTGCCGCGATCGTGCCGGCAAGCGCAGCCGTGCATACCCCGGGCATGTGGATGATCTCCTCGTGGACCTCGCCGTCCTGCGCGGCCGCCGCGGCCTGGTTCTGCGCCGTCGCGGATCCGTCGCGGTAGTCATCCGCGCGGTTCGTGAAGACGACGCGCACCTTGTTGACTGCGGCTTCCCAGCCTCCAGCGGCGAAGCTCTCGAGCGCTTGGCAATTGCTCGTGGTGAGATGCGGCAGCGCGGCGACATCGTAGTCGGGGCGGATCAGCTTGAGATGGATCAGGCCGTCGCGTGGGTCCTCGTAGAGCACGCCGTCGATCTGCTCGAGGATCTCGCGGATAATCTCAGCAAGGTCGACGGTCGAATCGATCGCGCGCGAGTAGCCGTTGCCTTCCTCGTTGAGGCGAATCTTCGCCGCCCCGAAGCTCGCGCCGTGGATCTTCGACGCCGGAAAGCCGAGCTTGCCGAAGCGCCCCGTGAGCAAGTCGATGAGCACCTTTGCGGGGTTCGCTTCGAGGCCGATGTCGAACGCGTCCGAATCGCCGGGGTACGAGCTGACTTCGTACTGGTACGAGCCGAGCTCGGCGCCGTTGCCGAGCATCCACTTCGTCCCGCCAGTACCGTAGTGAAAGGCCGAGACGTATCCGCGATATCCGGGAAGCTGCTCGGGCAAGAGCCCAGCGGTCACCATGCGCTGGCCGACAACGCTTGTCGTTGCATATGGCGCTGTTTGATCTGCGAGCTGCTGCGTCGGACGCCCGTCGAAGACTTCGAGTCCGTTTCCGATAGCGCCGCGCTGGGTCAGCGTCGGATCGACGCTGTTGTCGACGATGTGTTGCCCGTACGTCGCGCTGTGCCGTTTCGGCTGAGCAGTGGTCGCTCCCAGATATCCCTCGCCGACCCAGATCTTCCACACCGCCACATTTGCCGGCGTCTCGAACGGGATGCCGAGCACCATGAAGAAGTCCATCGCGTACTTGAACTGCTCGTCGCTCAGCAGCGTCGCAGTCGGTTGCCCGCACCACGCGAGGAGCGGCGAGCGCACGCGGCAGCGTCCGTAGATCAGCGACGGCGTGGCGCCGTCTTCGAGCCGCGGTACTTCGATCCGCTCCATTGGCTTGGGACGCGGCGGCTGCGGTGCCGTCAGCCGGTGATAGATGTACGAGCCGACGAGAAAGCCACCGTATGCGAGTGCTTGCCACATCAGAAGAAGTCCCTCATCAAGCGAAGGAGCGAGTGCTCGTACGGGATGAACGGATTCGAATTCGGCTTGTGCGGCAGACCGCCGTAATTGCCTTGGTTCTGAAACTTCGTCGAGCAGACCTGAATCTCGTGAACGCAGCCCGCGGTGACCTCCACGGCGTCGCCGGCCTGCATCCCTGGGATCGGTAGCTGCACCGTGAGCTGCGCGCCGAACTGCGTCTTGATCGTCACGCGCTCGCCGCTGGCGACATGCAGCAACGCACCGTGCTGCGCCCAGTTGTCCGTGGCGTTCGGTGCCGACGACAGGTCGATGCGCGTGCCATCGACGAACGTCACAGTCCGCGACACCGTGAAGCCGGCCGCGTTCACGTTGCAGCCCGCCTCGTAGAGCACGTGTGGGCATTCGCGCCCCGTGCTGATCGTCGGGATGCGGCGCTGTAGCGCCGTGGTGGTGCGCGCCGGGACGAGGAACTTCGCGACGTGCCCATCGATCGACATCGAGAGCACGCGGCCGATCCAGACGAGCTGCACGTCACCGCCGGCTTGCTTGCAGTACACGTTGACATCGATACGCCGCGGCGGCACACCCATCTGCAGGTAGCGCTGCGGTAGAGCATGCTTGACGTCGATCGGGATCTCCAGCGCGGCTTCCTTCGTCGCGGTCGTGACTTCGGCTGCGCCACGCTGGATCACCCCGGCGCGGTATGTCTGGCCATTGATCACGACGTCGCGCACGCCACTGGCGAGCCGATACGTCACCGCGGGGAGGATGAACTCGTAGCCCTCGCGGGGCGCGCTGGATTCGATACTTCGATCATCGGTATCGTAGGTCACTGCGTCACCGCCCTTGCTGTGGTGTCAAGCGCGAACAAGTGTCGCGAGAACCGCACCGTGAACGTGTCGCCGTCGAAGTGGCAGAGCTCGAGCCACGACACCATCTCGATCGCCGAGCCTGAAAGCGTCACGCCGATCGTGAGCGTGATCGTGCCGTCCCCGTTGTCGACCGCATTCGTGATCGTCGCGCGCGTGATCGTGCCGTCGACCTGCACGATCTGGATGTCCTGGTGCGTCGCGTACCAGGTGAAGAAGTCGGCCGGTGCGCCAGACGTGATGCCGCCGCTGATCAGCGTCGGGTTCTCGATCGTCAGCGTGTTCACGCCGGTTGCCGTCGGAATCAGATCGGCACGCCACGACGGCAGCCAGAACGTCTTCTGCGCGCCGAAGACCGTCCCGAGGAACCGCTTGGTCCACTGCCATTCGCCGCCGAGCTTCGTCTCGATCGCGACGCGGCGGCCCCAGTCGGGCACGGCTGCCTGCGCGCGGTTGACTGGCACGCCGCCGAGCTCGACGATCTCGTTCATCGCCTGCAGCGAGTCGTCGCTGGTGCTGTCGACGACGAGCCGGCGATCGAACACGGGATGCGCGGCGTGCGTCGCGATCACCGCGCCGGCGCCCTCGGTTGCATAGTCACCGTCGCTGCCGCCCGTGAGGTTCAAGAACTCGAACTCATCGGCGACCGAGGTGAGCAGCGTTGCCGGATTCCAGGAGCCGATGATCTTGATCAACGAGCTGCTCGCATTGATCGCCGCAACAAGGTCGCCGATTGTCGAGACGCCGGCTTGCCAATGGATCGCGATGTCGTTACCGACCTCTGCGAAGTCGACGCCCGCGAGCGACTGATCGTCGAGCGAGACGCGGATATTGTTGCCGGCCGCGCCCAACGTCCGCGCTTGGAAGAATAGATCGTCGAGTACGCCGCTCGTACCAGTGTTGAGCCCAGCGAGCTCGGCCGCGACGGGCTGCTTCTGCCAGCCGAACGTGGCCGCAATCGCGTCGAGCGTCCACCGCTCGATGCCGTCGGCAGGCGTGTACCGCGCGAAGGCTTGCTGCGGCTCGAGGTAGATCGGGACCGTCGGCATCACATAGCCGCCCGCCTTGCCGATCGCACCGGGCGCGATGTCGAGCACGATCGACGTGCCGCTCGCCGACTGCACGATGGCGTTCACGGCCGTGCGCGCACCGCTGACAATCACGACGCGTTGCCCTGGATTCGCCCAGTCGCAGTTCGCCAGCGCACCAGCCTTGACGGTGAGCGTCGTGCTCGCCGCATCTGCAGCGAGTAGCAGCGCCTCGTACGGTAGTCCCAGGAGGAACGTCGCGCCCCCGGCAGCCCAGCGCTGCAGCTGCGTGCGCAGGAGTCGTACCGCGTCGCCGATCGCGAACACGCTGCCCTTGAAGCGCTGGCGGGGATTGTCGAGCATCGCGGCGCGGGTCTCCGCGCCTTCGTAGGCCTTGAACACGTCGGTCTCCCACTCGAGCGTGACGTCGAGTTGCGCGTCGAGATCGAGCACGAAGGTCGCGACGCCTGCCGGGCCCGTCGGCGTGACGAGATCGAGGGCCGGGCCGGGATCGGGAAACAGCGGCCCCCAGAACGTGCGTCCGGCGACATCCCAGACGTCGGGGAACAGCGGCCCCCAGAACCGGCTGCGCGTCGTGACCGCCATGGCTACGTCAGATCACCGATGACGACGGTGAGCACGCCGGTTTCATCGGTCGTCCATGTCACGCGCGTCTTGGCGCCGTTGAGCGACAGCGCGGCGATCGTTCCCGTCGTGTAGTTGCTCTTCTTGCCGCAGATCGCGCCGACGATCAGCCGGAAGAGGTCGCCGTACGTGTTCGCGCCCTCACCGATCGCGGACCACACAGATGCCGCCACGCTCGTCGGGTTCGCGCCGCTCGGCGCCGGCACGATCACGAACTGCGAGGTGTTGTCCGGTGCGGTCGCCCAGTTGCGCGCCATCGTCGCGACCTGCGTGCCGCCCGCATACGATGCGATCGTGTTCGACTGCCCGACGCCCGTCCCACCGACGATGATGCAGACGCAATCCTTGTAGAGATCGTTCGTCGCGCTCGCGCCGGCATCGAGCGTGATCGTCCCCGCCGCGCCGCCGGCGGCGGTGCCTGCGTGGATCTGCTGCTCGTCGCGGAGGTCGACGTTGAAGCGCACGTCGCGAATCGACGCGGGCTTCGAGATGCGGATGCCGAAGTACTTGCCGCGGTAGTTGATCTCGGCCTGCGATGCCTCATACATCCACAGCCCATCGTTGAGCCGCTTCGTGCTCGCCGTATCGACGAGCGTGTTGACGCCCGTGCCGGCCGAGGTGAGATTGACCTTCGTGCCCGCGAGCGCGTTGGCCAGCGACGTCGCGACCGAGATTTTGTCGACGTCGACCTTGATCACCCAGTAGTCGGTCGCCACCGCGAGCCCACCCGGAAGCCCGCCCGTCGTCGTGAACTGCACCGGCCCGTCGCCGGTGAGCAGGCCGTGTGCGGTGAGCGTCAGCGATTCCGCCGCGCCCGTGTCGACCGCCTCGATCACGTCGTCGGCGACGATGAGCGGACGCGTCGTGTTCGAAAGCGTGCCGCCCGGCGCGACGTAGTTACCATCGCCCTTGTCGACGAGCAGTTCGTTCGTGCCGCTGAACAGGAGCGTAGCCACCGCGGGGGCGCCGTCGAGATCGTCGATGCCGATCAGCACGCGACGCTTCTCGGCGAGCGGCTCGTTGCGGTTCCAAGCCGGCATCTACGGCCCCTTCGCGTACTGGACGAACGCCGTGAGCCGCAGCGCCTCGGTCGAGGCGTTGCGCGCGACGAGGACGACACGTGTCGCGCCCGGCAGCGTCGTCCCGTCATGCAGCGTCGAGCCCGGCATGTCCTCGTAGGTGAGCGAGACCGTCTCGAAGCGGCCCGCTGCCGCGCCGGTATACTCGACACCGGACGGCCGCGCGCCGATCTCGACGTTGACGTCCGCGGTCACCGTCGCGCCAGGCTGCACGTCGGCGGTGAGCAGATCCGCGATGTCGCCGCGCCCCGCGCGAGCGGCGCTGACCACGCGATGGTACTCCGCGACATCCACGGGCTTGCCGGCCGGGATGTTGGTGGTCGCTTTCGCAGCGACGTCGGCGAGCTTGTCGTCGCGCTGCGGGTCGTCAGGCGCGATTGCGACGCCGGTCGCGAGACCGAGCGCGAGCATGAGGCCGCCGCCGACAACCTGCTTCTGGCGAGGCGTGAGCACGGCGAGCACGGCTTGCAACTGCGCCATCACAGCCTCCCGACGCAGTGGTAGTTGACTTCACAGCTCTGGCAATTCGCGCCGATGCCGGTCGTCGAATCGATGAACTTGACGGTCATCGCCGTCGTGCTGATCGCCTGAATATCGGGCGTGATCTTCGGTGTGATCGAGTCGCTGGCGTTATTGCGCTGCACGATGCAGATCGGCGCATTCGTGGTCCACGCGGTGTTGAAACTCACCGTGCATGCATTCGGCGAAGCGGTTCCCGTCGTGAACATGCCGGCCTTATCGTTGCCGACGATCGACGGCGAGGTGCCGCACGTCGAGAGCGACGGCGCGGACCCGTGTGTCTGCGGCTTGCCGTAGATATGAAGGTTGTCAGCGTCGGAGTCACCGACCGTCACGTTGCTGATGGTCTGGACGTTGCTCGCAGATACATCGCCGGTTACTGAAACGTTGCCGCTGAAGTAGCCCGCGTAGTTCGCCTGTCCACCGCTCGCCGACGCATAGATGCCGTAGTTCACCAAGCTGTTCGCACCCGCGGAACGCGTCGCGGTGTTGACGGCCTTGACGCCGTAGGATTCTCGAAGCCCGCTCGTCGCGTCGAAGCTTCCGCTTTGACCGCCGTACAGCGCGGTGCTGTCGGACGTTGCCCCGGTGGTCGTGTTCTGCGCGAGAGTCACGATGCCGGTAGCACCGTTGATCGACGTGTTTCCGTTGATGATGTGGGTGTCAACGGTGGGAGCGTCGCCGAGCGTCCAGTTGCCGTTGGACGTGACTGCGCCGTTGAAGGTGCCGCCGACCGAGATGAGGTCGCCGACAGCGTTGCCGAGGGAAACCGTGCCGAGGAACGTCGCAGCGGCGACCGCAGTGAACTGGTTCGCCGCGTAGAGCTGAGTCGTCGCCTCGAAGTTGGGCACGCTCGTGATCGCCCACGACTTGACGGTCCAGCGCGACAACCCGCCGTCGTAGAGCAGATCGATGCACTCGTGCCCGTTACCCGCCCAGTAGTTCGTCGACGGGATGATGATAGAGCCGCCGCCGGGGAACCTGAAGCGGTTGGCGGCCGTCGACGACCCGGACTCCAACGAGAGCGAGACCTGACTCGTGCTCTCGTTGCAGAGCGTCAGCATGCGCCCGGCAGTGCCGCCCTGGAGGCCGGTGATCGTGAGCGGGCTCGCTGGATTGAGCAGCACGGTCCGCGCACCCGCGAGCCCTGTCGGGTTGTAGTCGTTCTGCGTGCCGACGTCGGTCGGCGTGATCGACGACCCGACCGTGATGCCGCTCGTCAGCGTGCCGGAAACCGACAGGTTCCCGCCAGCGGTCATCGCGCCGGAGAACGTCGACGAGCCGATGACATAGAGGCGCGCCATCGTCGTCCGGCAGATCTGCCGCCACCGCGAGATCGTCGCGTCGTAGACGAACTCGATCGAGTCGTTCCATCCGCCGATATCGACCCAATTGTCGCCCGCGCAGAGCGAGAGTTTGTTCGCGGCCGTGCCGGTGCCCTCGTGGTTGTAGTAGATCCCGTTCGATCCGATGTTGATGATCTTGAGGTAGCGATCCGCCGACGGGCTCGCGATCGAGTTGACCGTCGCCGTCGAGCTCGAGGTCGCGAACACGATTGTCGCCGTGGACGAGACCGCCCAGTCGTTGACCGTGCCGCTGATTGCGCTCGGTGACGTCGACTTGAGACGCGCGTCACCGAGCGTCGTGCTTCCGTTCCCGGATAGGTCGAGGTTGTCGGCGAGCTCGGTCGTGCCGACGGTCGCGGAGTCGATGTCCCACGTCGCGCCGCCACCGCTGACGGTGATGTCGCCCTTGTCTCCGTCGGAGACACTGCTGTCCGCCCCGCATCCCCACGCGCCGCTCGTCGACTTCAGGACCTGACCGTCGCTGCAATCGCTGCGGATCTTGAGCGGGTTCGTCGTCGTGCCGCTGCCGGCGAGGCCTCCACCGGTCACCTGCACACGCGAGAGTCCGCCGCCGCTCGTGACGGGCTGCGCGATCGAGACGAGCGAGAACGCGAGAAGGAGGAAGCCCGCGACAGCGGCGAGCGAGATGGCTTTGCGCTTCACCCCTCAAGCGTCGCGATCGGATGTCCGGGGGTCGATTTCAGCGCTTGAGCAGGCCCGGGTACTTGCGGAACAGGTCGTCGAGGACCTGCGCGCCCATCGGCGACTGTTGCGCACGAAGGAGCGCGCGCTCGTCGAGCACGACGACGACGGGCTGGGGCGCGCTAGGCGACCCGGGTGCACTGGCCACTTCGCGCGTCGCCATCTGCTGGCCGGGCGTGCGCACGGTCAGCTCCTCGCCGCCGGTCGCAAAGAACGTCACCGGCGTCGTGTCAGTCGCGCCGGTGCCGGGGATCCGCATGCCTCCGCCGGCTGCGAAGTGCGGCGCGGTGAGGGAGAGGCCAGCGGAGCCGAGCAACCCCTTGCCGAAGCCAGCCTCCCGAGCAAGACCGATTGCGTTTCCGGTATCGCCGCCGAACAGGATGCCGCCGAGCCCGAGCGCTGCGCGCCGGAGCGCGAGGCGTTGCATGTCGGCCATGAAGCTGTCGACCATCTTCGAGAAGCTGAGCTCGCTGTTCGCGAACGCGTTGACCAGAATGTTCTCGAACTCGGAGGCCTCGTGCTTCGAGTGCTCCATCCACTTGCTCCACTCGGCCGCGTTCCGCGCGCGCTGCCGCGAGACCTCGGCGAGCCGCTGGTTTCGCTGTCCCTGCGCGAAGTCCGCCCACTCCTGATTTGTCACCTTGCCTTGGAACATGTCGCCGCGCATCTCCAGCGCCTGCGAGGAGTGCAGACCGGCTTCGTCCTCGCGCGCGAACGTCTTTAACTCCTCGCGCGCCTCCTTCACGGCGGCTTTGTACTTGTCGACGTGCTTCTTCCCTTCGGTCCAGGCGTGGCCGATCATCGACGTGATCTGATCGATCCCCTGCGCGAACGCGGTGCGATCGTCGCCCCATGGGTCGACCGAGAGCTTCTGCAGCGCGAGCCAAAACTCCGTCGCCTTGGTCGTGAGCGTGTCAAACCCGGCCGCGAGCAAACTCTGCTTCTCAGACGTCGTGTCCCACGAATCGATCAGCTTACGATTTGCGTCGGTGACCTCGCTCGACTTGAGTTTGTTAAGCTCCTGTAGCTGGTTGAGCTGGTCGTAGAATTTGGCCGACACCTCGACGACCTGGTTCTGCGCATGCCAAGACATCTTCATCTTGTCGACGACTTCGGGTGTCGTGCGGATCGACGTCAGCAAGCGATCAAGGCCGAGCTGCGCGAGCTGACCGCTGTCGGCCGCGTCGAGCAGTTGCTTCGTCGTGCCGCCGAACTCCTCGCGCCAGATCGCGGCGAGCGGAGGGAACTGCTTCATGATGCGCGCGAGCTCACCGCTCGAGATCGTGCCCTTGCTGATCGCGAACTCCAGGGTCGCCATCACGTTGCCAACGTCACCGATCGACTTGCCCTCGATCTTCATGATCGAGCCGAGTGACTTGGTGATGTCGACGAGCTTCTCGTGCGAGAGGTTCAGCGACGACGACGCGTCGGCGATGTCGAGAAACGCACTTGCGGTCGTCTTGAGATCCGTGCCGAGTAGGTGTGACACCGAACGCATCTGCTCTGTCGCAACGCGCGCTTCGAGAAGCGAATCGGTGTAACGAAGCATCGCCGCATTGACTTCGCCGGTCTCGCGCCGCTTCTGCGCAAGATCGTCGAGTGCTGTCGTTATGGAGCCGATGGTCTTCGCAGCGATCGCGGCGGGTCCAGCGATCGCCGCGACCTGGCCGACGACGCCGTCGAGTAGGCCGGCTGCCGGCTTCGCATCTGCTAGCCCATGCTTCTGCCCAGCAGACGCGAGCGCGGCGTCGTACTCCTTGACCGAGATCTTGCCGCGATCGAGGAGCGAGTTCAGGACCGTGAGGTCCTTCGCGTAGCCCTGCGTATCGCCGCGGATCGTCGCGAGCCACTTGTGCTCGAGCTGGATCGCTTCGTTGAGCGATCCGAAGCCGCGCACGGCAGACGAGACCGTGGTGTTCGCGGTGTACTTGATCGCATCCCCCAGCGTCGTGAAGGCCCGAGTTGCTGCGGTCGCCTGCTTCTCGGCCTTCTCGACGGTGCGATGGACATCGTCGATCTTCGTCTTGGAATCGCCGGGGTCGACCTTTACGTTGATCGGGAAATCGGCCATCTCAGCTTCCTCCATTCAATCGGCGAGCGCTCGTTTCGCCCTCGATTCGCTGCGCCTCGTGATGCTGCACCACCGACCAGACGAGCCCGGCATTGTCGTCATCGAGACCATGTCGCTGGCACCACCGCTCGACCGCCGACCACGGAATGGCCCCGTATACAGTGCGCGTCCAGAACGTTGTGCCGTTCATGCCGCTGGCAATCGCGAGCGGACGCTCCGTCGACAAGTCGCGGATCGCCTCTGCACAGATCGCGGCGGCTTCGCTGTGCGGCGGCCGTCGCGACATCACCTCTTGCTCATGACCCGGCAGCGGTCCGCGCTTGTGCAGGCGCATCTGCTTCAGGACCGGCGCTGCTTCCTCCTGCCAGGCCAGCAACGCCGCTACGCTTTTCCCACGGCTTCGACTGCGATCGCCCCCTCGGTGAAGTTGTCCGCGTCGGCGAAGTAGCGGAACGCAGCGGCGACGACGTCGGCGCGTTTGGCATCGAGCAGACCCTCGATCACCGCCATCATCAGCTCCGGCGAGTATGGCGCCGGCGAACCATCGTCGAGACACGGCCCCTCCCAGTCGGTGAAGACGTGACGCGCGAAGATCTCGCCGCGCCGCGCATCACTCGCGTCGAGCTGCGACGGTGACAGTGTGGTGCTGTATTCGCCGTCGAGCTTCATGATGGCGTTGACGAACGGCGCGTTCGAACGCCCAGCGTGTTTCCCGATCAACGTGAGCCGCGGCGCGCTCTTGGCGTTGACCTGCACGCCGAGTGTCAGGCGCGCAAGCTTGACGGGTCGAAGGTGCGATACATCGACGGTGAATCCCATGCGTCGATGGTCGCGATCCTCCGGACAGGGGTCGATTTACACCGGACCGTGGTTACACTGCTCGTGATGCGGTTCGCCTTGCTCCTGTTCTTAGTCGCCTGCAATTACCACGATGGGTCATGGCCAGCCGGATCACGGGCCCGCCCTGTGGTCGTCGGCGTAGATCCGAACTTGCTGCCGCGCTGGCATGCAATCGTGAGGAATGCCCTCGCGACATGGGAGATGAACATCGACTACGACGGACTCTGCCCGATGCCGATCGAGCTAGTCGACTTCGGCGACACCGATACTGATAGCTGCGAGATCCGGCTTGTCAGCGAAGCGGCGTGGACGCGCGACCCCGGTATGATCGGCGTCGAGCAGAACTGCTACATCGAAATTCGCGGAGATGTGCCAGACGGCAGACAAGCTGCACTCCTTCACGAGCTCGGTCATGCCATCGGCCTCGAACATGTCGACGATCCGTCGTCGATCATGAACGCGGCCGTCTCGGTCCAAGATCCCAACGCCTGGGATATCTACCGCGCGCGCGAGCGGCTCGGCTGCGAGTGAGCTATGCGAGCTCGGCGCTCGCGAACACGGAGAGCGACGCGACGACGTTCGTGGTCGGATCGCGGAAGCCCGGGACGTCGCAACTGATCATCACGGCATCATTCGCCGGGTAGCTGCGCGGGCCGTTGCGGAGCGCGACGTACGGCATGCGCCACCACAGCCCGACCTGGTGGTTCGCGTGGTACGCATCCCACTTGAGATCGCGGTTGTCGTTGAGCGCCTTCGCCTGATCCCAGTTCGTGAAGTACGCCTCCATCGTCAGGTTCGGCTCGAACTTGCCGTAGATCAGATCCTGCGCGCCGATGCTGCCTTGGACCTTGCGCGCCTTCACGTTGTTCTCGAACGACAGCTTGTAGCTGTTCACCTCGCCGACGAGCTCGCCGCTCGCCTCGAACAACCGCACCTTCTTCGTGTCGCTCGCGGTATCGATCAGCGCGATCGCCTGCGGTGCGTAGGCCGCTGCGGCACCCGCGTTGCGATTCGCGACGAGCACCGGATCGCCGATGTTCTTGCCGACGTAGCCGACCGTCGTGACGATCTTCGCCTCGAGCGGCGCGTCGATCTCGAACGTCTTGACACCGAGCCCCTCCGCGTAGGTGTAGATCGCGGCGTTCGCCGTGCCGGGCCCGAGCTCCTCGAGCTCGCCATGCAGCGACGGCTCGAGATAGTCTGCGTGGTCGATCGGTACGTTGCGATACCAACGCGAGAAACCGAGGCGGATCGTCTTGGCTGCGCCGTTGTCGGCGCCGGCGACCGTCCACGAGTGATCTTCGAGCTCGATCAGGTTCGCCGCTATCGACTTGATGAACGCGCGCCCCTGACCGGCGATCGTCGCGAACTGATTCGCCGCGGCGGATCCGCCGATGATGATGCCCTGACCGACGTTGAGGCCGAGCGTCGTGAAGTTGAGCACCGTCGAGATCAGGTTGTTGCCCGCGTTGATCTGGATGTCGGCCGCGCCGCCCTCGACGCCGCACACCTCGAGCGTCACGTTCGCGGGAGGCGCCGCTTCAGCGGTGAGGCCGGCCGTCTTGACCTCGGTGCCGATCGATGCCGCGCCGACGACCTTGACGCCGTTGTTCGCTGCCGTCGCGAACCCGCGCGCGCGAACAAGCAAGCCCTGCGTCAGATCGCCGTTTGCCGGCACGGTGTAGCCGGTCGCGGTGACCGCGGTCGGGCGATATAGCGATTGCCCTTTGTTGCCGCCGTGCTTCGCGACGCAGCGGAAGATCGGACCCGCGTGGAGGTCGATCCAGTCCTTGTTCAGATCGTGCGTGAGCTTGGGCTCGACGGTGCGACCGACGAGATCGCCCTTCTCGCGCGACGCATACGTGGAGAGCGGGTCGCGCTCGACGTACGTGTTCTTGCTGTACCAGTCGGTGATGCCGCCCGGGTTGACGCCGGTCCGCGTCCACGCGCCGGCGCCCGGGGCCGTACCCCAGGCCGCTTCGGAACCGAGTCGAACGGTGGTCGCTTCGCTCTTGGCCTTGCCCATCTTGGGGACAGGGTCGAATCAGCGACGGAATGGGTCGATTTCGACGGGCTTGACGCGCGCATTGACGGCCGCTACGGTGACCTCCGTGAACCTGTCAGCGCGCTCATCGAGTAGCAATCGCTCCTGAAGCGACTCCTCGTGTGCTTTGGCAGGTGAGGTGGCCGTTGGTGGCCACGCCCGTCTCGAAAACGGGATGCCCTTCGGGGTCGGGTTCGACTCCTACGCCTGCCGCGACTGGAAGGTAATCTCGCGGTGGCGCGAGCGCCGTTTGCTACACGGTTGGACCCCGCGAGGGGTTGCGGTTCGACTCCGCTGCCTTCCGCTACTCGAGCGTCCACGTGAACCAGCGGTTACCGCGACGCTCGATCGCGAGCCCGAGCGCGAAACAGAACGCGACGTTCATCGCAGCTCTTCGTATGCGAATGGAATCGTGATCGTACGCATCGCCCAGCGGCCATCGCTCGGCGACTCGCGCGTGGATCCGGCGTATGTCGTCAGCTCCTCGGCAAGCCGCCTGCCCTCGTAGACGCTGCGCGTCTTGTCGGCGAGCTCGGCCAGCGTCTTCACGCCGACGTTCACCGCGCCGAACAGCTGCACGAACACGTAGCCGCGTGACTCGAACTTGCGTCCGCCATCGCTGCCCAGCGTCGCCTGGCGTCGCACCGTGTGCACGAACGAGACGCGGACGTACGAGTCGGCGCTGTCCGCGATCTCGTTGTCGAACGTGTACGGCACGGCGGACAGTCCCGGCCACGCGTCGATCCATCGCTGGGTGAGCGCCTCGATCGCCTGCGCCTCGGTCACGTGAAGAGCGTCGCGCGAGCGGCGGCGTGGGTCGACATCACCAGTCGTCGCCGAACGGCGAGTACGCCGCAGCGAGGTTCTCTGCGCCACTCGCGCCGAGCGAGCTCTGGATCGCCGACGACACGCCCCGGCCGAGCTCGCCGAACTTCTGCTCCGCCTCGAGCAGCGTCTCGGCGATCGCGCGCTCGACGAAACCGGCGGGCTGCTGCTTCGACCATCCGTCGTTGAGCATCAGGATGTACGGTACGTTGTTCGAGATCCACGCCGGGCCGTCGCCGAGCTTGTAGCCGATCACCGCGGCCACGCCCGACTCGTGCGCGCCGTCGCCGTCAACGACGCTGGAGTGCGGTGAACCGACGCTCGGGACCCAGTTCGCGCGCGCGTGGCCGGTGTCTACGGGCGTGCCGCCTCGAGAAGGGTTGCGGCGGAGCCGGCGGTCGATACCGAGCGCGATGAACCGCACGACGTTCTCGGTCGTGCGCGTCAGCTCGTTGCGGATGCGGTCAGCGATCGCGCCCACGACGCCTGCGCTGTTGCGTCGGGGTCTCGACGTCGACGTCGACGTGTGGGCCGGGGATCACGGCGTGCGCGACGGCGTGCGGCACCACAGCATCCACCTTGTGGTGCAGCCACAGCTGCAGCAGCGCGAGCTCGTCGAATCCGACCTCTCGCCACGGGAACGCATCCCCACGCTTGAAGCGACGCGTCCCGCACGGCAGCTCGTCGCATGCCACGATGAACGGCAGCGAGAGATCGAACGGGACGCGCGTGCCGCTCACCGATCAGCTCTAGGTGAGCATGTTCTTCCAGCGAACGCCGGCCGACTTCGTGACGACCTCGAGACCGTAGTACACGTCGATGACGTGCGACCACGAGCCGCTCGGCCCGGCCTTCTCGTCGCGGAAGCGGCGGATCTGGACGCCCTCGTTGTTCGCGCCCGCGACGCCGCTCCACACCGGGCGGCAGAACGCGGACGGCTGCGTGGTGTTCGGATCCATGCCCGCGTCGCCGTCGAACGGGTTGACGTAGAGCAACGACTCCTCTTCGGGGATGATCGCCGTGTTCGTCGGCTTCAGGGTCGCGTCCGAGGTCATGAGCCCCGTGTTGCGCATCGCCGTGCCGACGAGCACCTGGCGGATGCCGAGCAGGTCCGCGAACTGCTGTTCGGTGGCCTGCCGCGCCATGCCGATGATCGCGGTGCCGATCGCGCCGCCGGCAACGCCGACGATCTGCGACTTCACCTTCGCGTGGTTGCGGATCTTGTGCCACGCCTTGTTGCCCAGCGCGAGGCAGATGTCCATCGGGCCGCAGCCCGTACGGATCATCAGCCGACGGATCTCGTCGGTGAACTGCTCGACCGGATCGGCCGCCGCGTCATCGACGAACAGGCGCGACGGCGTGTCCGTGTCGAGGTTCGCGTCTGCGCCGGCGCCGGTGATCAGGCGCTCCCATGCGCCGTCGACGAAGAACTTGGCAGACAGGCGCACCTCGAGATTGAGCAGCGCCTTGTAGCCGAGCACCTGCGGAATCCAGATGTCGGGGTTCGTCTCGACGTCTGCGCCCGCCGCTTCGGCATCGTTGAGGTCGTAGCCGAGCGACCGCGCGTCGGTCGAGAAGTCCTGCAAGATGCGGCGCCAGCCGCCCTTCGCGGCGGGGGCGTTGGGGCCGCGCGCTTCCATCTCGTCGCGGTTCAGATCGCCGTCGACGATCACCGGGTACTTGCCCGATGGCTTCAGCACCTTGAGCATCGGGACCATGCGCCGAGCGATGAACTTCATGTCGCTCTGCATGCGACGAACCGCGACGCCGGTCTGCGGGACGTCGACGTAGAGGCTGCCAAAGAGGGGGTCCATGATCGTGATCTCCGATGAGGGTTGCTGAGGAAGTCGCTAGAGGAAGAGTTCGCGCTAGGCGCGCTTGACGGCGAGGACGGTGACGTGGACGGCGGCGTTGCCGGCTCCGCCGTTGTTGACCGAGATGCGGAGCGTGCCGCCCGCGGCGATTGTCGCTTGCGCGTCGTCGATCGTCGCCGCGCGCGAGATGACCTTGTCGGCGTCGTTCGTGTCGATCGCGTCGGTGATCGCATTCGCGCCGTTCTTGACGGTCACGGTGTCGGCCGCGCCGCCCGCACCGCCGCGCTTCTCGACGATGACCTCGAGCACTTCGACCTTCTCGGCCATCACGACATCGTAGTCGGCGCTCGCTGCGTTGGCGATGTTGCGCGTGAACGCGACGACCGTGCCCGGCGTCGTCTGCGCGCTCGCGACGTTCTGCGCGCTCGGCGTGCGCGAGTACGGCGGGATCACGCGGATGAACTGCGTGTCTGCCGTGGCGGCGTCCAGCGCGATGCCGTTGACGACGTCGCCGGCCGCGGCGACTTTCGCCTTGCCGTTCGCGTCGGTCGTGAGCTGGTCGTTGACCGCGATGGCCTCGGCCACTTCGATGAGCATGATGCGGTCGATGTAGAAGTCGATCGCGTCGCCGGCGACCGGCGTCTTCTTGTAGTGCGCGCCGATGATGCCGTCAGCGCGTTCGCCGGCGACCGAGCACACGTTGACACCCGTCGCCGTGAACTTGCCGAAGCGGAAGAGCTTCGTCGTCAGGTCCGCCGCGGCGGGAAGGCTGACGGGGGTCGATTCGATCTTGGCTTGGGTCGTCATCGCTTGGGTCTCCGGTTGTGGTCAGTGCGGGGAGGGTGTGGATCGGCGCCGCGGCTACGCGAGGTGCTTGCCGTACGCGCGGGTCGCGTCGTACTTGCGCTTGAGCGTCTGGCCCTCGGTCGTGCCGAGGAACTTGACGAGCGCCTCGCCCTCGTCGGCGATCTTGTGCTTCTCGGCGTAGGACTTGACGCCCGCGTTGAAGGCCTCGAGTGTGTCGGCCGGCTCGGGGTCCGTGCCGCCGGCGCCGGGCGCCTTGCCTTTCGACGCGGCGATCTCGTTCCAGCCCTTGATGGCCGTCAGCGCCTTGTCGATGTCGGCCTGCGCCGCGCCGCTCTTGCGAAGCGAGCGGACGATCAGGTCGTGTGTCGCGTCGTCGCCGGTGAGCTTGCCGAGATGCGCCTTCGCGATCGAGCGGACTTCCGCCTTCTCGATCTCGTCCTCGCGCTTCGCGAGCAGGACCGCGTTCGCCTCGTTCTGCTTCGCGAGCTGCAGCGCGAGATCGCCGTCGCGGGTGCGAACGGCGACCTTGGTCACCTCGCCCGTCCAGATCGGCGCGTCGGCGTCGAGCGCCGCCTTGACGATCGTGTCGCGCTCGGCGTTCGACTTCGCGAGGAACGCTTCGGCATCTTCGCCCTTGAGCATGTCGAAGTGCGTCTTGTACGCACCGGACATGTTCGCGATGCGATCGAGGCGCTCGGCGCGCTTGGTGAGGTCGGCGATCGTGGCCTTGAGGGTTTCGAGATCGTTCATCGTGGATTTCTCCGGGTGTGCGGCCATCTTCGCGGGCGTCTTCTGAGGGGTCGATTTCGATGCGGCTGGTGCGCGCGCAGCGACGATCACGACGGCGTCCGCGGGCACGACCGCGACGCCGGCTTGGCCCTCGGCGAGCTCGTGCGAGTGGCCGCTGTCGGCGAGAATGGTCAGCTTGCCGTCCTCGAAGACAATGCCGTGGCTGTGGCTATTGTCGGCGCCGGCAGCAGTGGCGTAGCCAACGTAGAAGCCGCCGCCTTCGTAGCAGTCGATCTGGTGCTGATGCCCATCGACCTCGTTGGTGTAGAGCATCGCCTTCACCGCCCGGCCTGCGCTCTTGTCGACGGGCACACGCTCGCCGGTGCCGTCGATCGAGAAGCCGGTGTACTCGCCGCTCTTGAACTTCGCGAACGTCTCGGGCGAGACCTTGAGGCCCGTCGCCCAGCCGTGCTTGCGCGCGGTGACGTCCATCGCCTTGTTCGTCTCGGCGTCGAACACCCACGACAGCACCACGCGGCCATCGGCCTCGCGATTGTGGTTGGTGTCCGTCGGTGCGCCGGCCTCCATGAAGCCGACGACCGTCTTGAGCAGATCCTGCTCCTGGACTTCGTCGCCCTGCAGATCGGTGTACGGGACACCGTCGATGCTCGTGATGATCGACATGCCGATCACGAGCCCGAGCGACTCGTCCATCTTCGTCACGCGGTAGCTCGCCTTGACGTCGGGCGGCGCACCGTTGCGCTTCGTCAGCACGCAGACGGCCGGCTCCTGTGCAGGGAAGTCGACGGCGCTGAGGAACTTCAACGACCGGAGCGTGAGCTTGTAGCGGTTCACGAGCCCCAGTCTCATGGGCGCCCCGCATAGGGGTCGATTTCACGCCACGAGCGCCGTGCTCAAGCTGCATCGGCATTGCGCGGTATGCGCGACCGGCGCCGCGGGGTCGCCCGGATACCGCAGCCGCGTGCCGTCGGGCATCACGAAGTCTTCGCCCATCCGCACCTCGACACCATCAAGTGCCTGGTGCTGCTCGCGCGCATCGCGCGTCGCCGGGCCCGCGTTCCAGATCCGCACGAGCTGGTCGGCCTTGACGTCGCCGCGCTCGACCGCCTGCCGATACAGCTCCTCCGTTCCCTCATGCGCGGCCCGCAGCGCCTCGGTCCGCGCGATCACCTCGGCGCGGTAACCAACGTAGTTCGCGCGATACCGCTCGACCATCTTGTCGATCTGCGCGGGCGTGAGCCCGTCGACACGATCGAGCGTGCGGTTGTACCGATCGTCGTGGAGTTGGCGTCCAGACGCGTCGGCGAACTGCCCGGTCTCGAGCGCGCGTCGGTAGTTGCGGACGTGCTGTTCCTGGGTCGGCGTGAGCCCGATCGAATCCCTCAGGTCGCGCGCCATCTCGCGAGGGTTCACGCCGCGGCGCATGCCGTCGGTGACGACGTTGCGCGTGATCACGCGCTGCTCGGCGGTGAAGCCTTGGATCAACTCGTACTGGTTCTGCCGCGCGCGCTGGACGGCACGGGCGTTCGTGCCGTCGAAGCGCACGATCGTGTCGGGAAGCTTCGTGTCGAGCCATGTCGCCGCGCGCTGGCCCGCCTCGGCAAACGCGGCTTGCAGGTCGTCGGCGAACCGCGCCGCCACGGTCTCGACGTCGGCGACCGCGCCCGCGTAGTCCTGCGCACCGAGCCTGGCCGTGATCGCGTCGAGGCTGTTCTGGCCGCGCAGCCATTCCGTGATGTCGATCCAGCTGAGCCCGAGCTTGCGCTCGAGCAGCCGGATCAGGCGCTTCATGTCGCGGTCGCTCACAGCTCGACTCCGCTCGCTGTTTCATGCAGCGCCCTGTCCGATCGCCGTTGCAGGATCTCCCTGCACACCATGGCTCGCGGAGTCGAAACCTTCACTGCATCACCCGCCCGGTGCTCGGGTCATGCACTCGTAGATCGCGCCAACGCCATCGGGGTTCGTCACGCCGTCCGCCGCGATCGTGTATGTCGCGCCGTTGTATGTGATGCGATCGCCGGCTGTCGGGCGAACGCCATCCGGCAGTGTCGCTCCGAGAATCGAGAAGCCGATGAAACGCGTCTTCGTCGTCCCCGTCGACGCCTGCGCGTTCTGCCAGAACTGCCAGTACGCGGAGCGCAACGCGGCTTGTCGTCCTTTGCAGGAATACGCGGTGGTCGTCGGATTCGTGCCGCCGCTCACCGCTGCGGGCGTTCTGACACCTGGCGTAACCTTGGTCAGCGTGAGCTTGCCGAAGCCGAGCAGCTTCTGACCGCCGAGCGCGCGCGCGAGGATCTTCGGCAACTGCGACGCCATCAGTACGGATCCTTGCGGTCGAAGTCGCTGCAGCTGCCGAACGGGTTCGGCGCGCAGCTCGACTGTCCGTCGCCGAGCGCAACGCTGGACGTCGACGCGAGGTAGCTGCCGAGCAGGTTCATCAGGATCGGCGGCAGTACCGGCGCCGAGCCGCGCTTCGAGCTCGTCGGGCTGAAGTACGTCACCTGCGCACCGCCGGCGCCGACGCTTTGGATGTTCGAGCCCTGGTCGAGCGTCGTGAGGATCGCCGGGTCATCGGCGGCAAGGGCGGCGAGCTCGTAGGTGGCGGTTGCGAACGCCGCGATCGCATCGCGCTCGGCGAACGTGTCGGCATCCTCGTTCCATGCCTGGCGATCGAGGTAGCGCGTCGCTGCGACGAGCGTGCGCTTCTGATCATCAGCGGCGAGTGCGAGCCAGGTCGTATATGCGTCCCCGAACTGCGTCTGCATGTACGCCGTCGCGTCCGCGAACGTGCCGTAGGTGGTGGCGTTGTAAGCGCCGCCGATCGTGAGAACTTCGCTCATTGCGCCGGCTCCTGGTCGGGGTCCTCGATGGGCGGAGCGTCTTCGGGGTTCGGATCCGTCGGCATCGGTCGTCGCGGCGCCATAAGATCGCTCTCGTCCTCGTCGGCCCAGGGCAGCTTGAGGCGTTCGAACATCGCGATCTTCGCCGGGTGGTTCGGCGGCAGGCCGGCAAGGTTGATCAGGCCGAGCACGCGCGCCTGCTTCTCGACATCGGCCGCGACGATCGGCGAAGGCACGAGCGTTGGAGCGGCGGTGTCCGGATCGAGCCCGTTCGCGGCGATCAGCCGCCGCACGAGCTGCTGATCGGCCGCGGTCGCGAGCGCATCGAGATCGCTCTGCAACGTCGACGCGAAGAGCTCGACCTTGCTCTCGTGCATGCCGTACGTGCCCGCCGTGTCACCTCCGCCGACGAACACGAATTCGACGCCGAGGATGCGCGCGACGTGGAGATCCGAATCGGTGATGACCTTGCGGATCTCGGCGAGCCCCTGCAGCTCGCCCTTCAGGATCTCGATGTCCCATTCCTTGACCGTCGAGATCGAGTTGGGATCGCTACCCTGGTACGTCCTCGAGCTGAGCCCGAGATACTGCTGCTTCTCGGGCGTCTTGATGCGGTTCTTCACCGCGTCGCGAATCACCTGCGTCTTGGCCGTGACGACCGCTTGCTTCTCTTCGGGCGTTCCTTCGGCGCCGTCGTAGAGCGCCTCGAACGGCGCACGGTAGACTGGCGTGCCGCCCATCGAGCCGAACATCTCCGAGCCCTCAAGCGCCTCGTAGTGGCCGATGCGGCGCAGCCGCTCGACGACGAACCGCAACACGCCCGTGCCCGTCGGCGAATCGCTGACTTGATCGTTGACGAGGTAGAGGCACTGGTCGAGCGCGATCGGATACGTGTTGCCGTCGTCGATGCGCTGCTGCACGTCGCTCCATGGCGACTGCGGATCGGCGCGAAACCATTTCTCGATAGTGTGCGGCGGTCGGTGTGCGATGTCCGTGAACACGACCATGCCGTCGGGGCGGCGTCCGATCGAAGCGGCGTGTAGCGAGAAGCCGTTGTAGTAGTGCAACGCCGCCTTGCTCGCGACCTTCGACCACGGCTTCGGCAAGCGTGCCTTGAGCAGCCCCTGCTCGATGATCTCGACGCCGCGCGCCGCGTCCTTGCCGCCGGCGGCGTTCTCGGTGAGCGACCACTTGGTGCCCGACAGCAGCGCCGATCGCAGCAGCAGCGAAATCGCTACCGCCGGGTGCGTGAACGCGTTCGCGTACGTCACCCACTTCTCGCGTCCGGTTAGCTTGGAGCTACCCTCACCGGTTTCCTGCACGTACCCGGCGTAGACAACGACGGCATCGGAACCGGCTGCACGCTTCGCCTTCGCAACGGTGGCACCGCGACCAAGCGCGTTGGGTGAAGGCATGCCCTTCACCCACTTGCCTGGTTTCGCCTGTTCCGTCACTGATCGCAGCGTGCTCCGCGCAAACAGGGGGGTCGATTAGACGAAACCGCCCTCGCCGCCCTGCGGTGCGCTCGTCGACGGCCGCCGCACGTGCTCCATGAACGCGCGGCTGATCGCGTCGTCGATGTCGTCGTGATCGCCCCATGGGAAGTCGATCATCTCCGCGCGCGCGATCTCCCAGCCCGGATGCTGAACGATCACGAAGTTGTCCTGATCGATCTGCGACGCGACGGGTCCGAAGCGGAACTCCTTGTCGCCTTCCTCACGGCTGCTCAAGACGGTACGCCCCGGGCAGAGCTCGCGCGCGACGTAGGCGTTGAAGTGAATCGACGTGCCGCCCGGGTCCTTCGGCAGTGACCACTTCACGGTGTTCGGATCGTCGGCGTGCTGCTTCCTCACGAAGGCGTCCGTCTTCGCGGGCCCGCCGCGCTGCGCCGCCGTGTGCACGAGGTAGAAGCGCTTGTCGACGCCCCGTCGGATGCGCGCGCTCGCGGTGCGATCCGCCGTCGGTCCGTCGCCGCCGGCCCAATCCCATCCACGCCAATCCGCGGCGGTGAACGCCGGTGCTTCGTGCGGCTCGATGACCTTGAGCTTGCCGGCATCGAACTTCGAGCCGGTGCCCTCGACGGGCCACTGGTCGAGCTGCGCCGCGATCGCGTCAGCGCCGAGACCCTCCGACATGAGCTGCGCCTCGAGCTTGCGGATCGCCTCTTCGGGGAAGCGGATCGGGTCGGCGAGCTCGCCGAGCTTCGTGCGCGGGTCCGCGTAGCCGATCGTGCTCACCTTCCACGTCGGGAGCTTGCGAGCTGGGTGATGCGCGCCCTTGTAGCGCATTTCGATCAGCAGTACCTCGTAGCCGAGCTCGGGGTTCTTCAAGATGATCCCGCTGATGTCGTGCGGGTGCAGCCGCTGCATGATCCCGACGGTTGCCGAGATGGTCGCCTTGCGCTCGCCGTCGTCGGGGTCGGGGTCGAGCCCCCTGCCGTGGACCTCGCGCACCCAATACGGAACCTTGACCTTCGAGATCGAGCCCGCGGCGTTGCGGACGCGCGTCGGGAGCGTACGCGCGAACCAGCGGGTGGCTTCCTTCAGCACCGCCGGCGAGTCCGCCTGCTTCACGCTGATCGGGTCGTCCCAGATCAGCCGGTCGGCGCGGTAGCCGGTGCCACCGCCGCGAATCGACGAGGACCGCCGCCAGCCGCCCTTATTGTTCTTGTAGTAGGATTTCGCGTCGGTGTCGTCGAGGATTTCGAAGCGGTCACCCCAGAAGCGTTGGTAGACGTCGTGCTCGATGATCTTGCGGCACTGATCGTTCGCCTCCTCGGTGAGTCGCGGGTCGTACGACCACGACATGTAGCGGAGGTCTGGGCGGTTCCGCGGGCCCCATTCCCATGCCGGCCAGAAGACGTTGACGAGCATGCTCTTCGTCGAGCCGGGCGGGACATTCCCGAGCAGGTTCGTGATCAGGCCGTCGGTGATCGCCTCGAGGTGCTGGCAGATCGCCTCCTGCACCCAGCTGCGCACGAACGGCTGCTCGGGCTCGAGCACCGGCCACATCAGCTCGACGAAGTCGATCAGATGGAGCTCGGCGCGGCGCTTGGCCTTCGCGAGGTTCGTCTCGCGCTCGTTCGAGAACAGCAGCACAAGCTCGGGAGGCAGATGGTTGACCGCGAACGACAGCGCGCCCGTGCCCGCCTGCAGCGCGGCCGCGCGCGGCGCGACGGCCACACCCGCGAGCGCCTGTGCGGCACCGGCGAGCAGCATCGTCACGGTGAGCAGAAGCAGCGTCGCCGGTCGCCTCATTCGTCGTCGTCCTCGTCGGCCTCGACCGGGATCGGTGTCGGTTCCGCCGGCGCAGGCAGCTGCCCAGGCAGCTGCCCCTTCGCACGCGCCGCCGCGATCTGCGCCTGCACGATCTCGAGTGCCTTCAGGCCGTCCACATCGAGCACGCCAACGAGCGTCGTGATCTGCGCTCCGATACCGATCGAGCCCGAGACCTCGATCTTCTTCGGCGCGTAGAGTCCCTTCAGCTTGCAGAGCTTGTCGTACGCGTAGTTCGACTCGTGATAGCGGCCCTCTTTCTCATACTTGCTGGCCTTCCGCAGCCACTCGCGGCATGCCGCGGCAACGCGGTACGAGTGTTCGGCGGCGTCGTCGGCGCGCGCGCGTTCGGCGATCTCGGCGATGTCCGCATAGGCCATCCGCTCCGAGATCTCGAAGTGCTTCGCGACGCGAAGCGCGAGCTGCTTCGTCGAGTACTTGCCGAGATAGACCTCGATCCACGCAAGACGCCGATCGCGGTCGTAGTGCCTCAGCGATCGGCGTTGTTCGGGCTGCTCTTCGCTCACGTTACGAGCCTCAATCCGCGCGTCATCGCGGGCGATTTCGCTTGTTCTCGTCGCGTGTCATGAGCCGCATCTGCGCTTCCTGTCCGTACTTGTTGCGGTCGAGCGTCTCCTCGATCAGCCGGCTCGCGAGGTCCGCCGGCGCCAGGGCATCGCGACGCGCAGCTTCACGCTGGATGCGCGGCAGGTTGTCGTCGATCGCATTCGCGGCCTCGACGGCGGGGATGGCCTTCTCGAGCTCACGCATCGCGAACTTGAGGTTGCGGACGTCATCGGCTTCGAGCTGTTGTCGGTTTGGTGCGCCGCGCGTACCCCGACCGACCTCGCGCATGCGCACACGACCGTCGGGATAGCGCGCATCGACCTCGAGCTTCGCGACGAGCTGCGGCTTCCGCGCAGGATTCTGGTCTACCCCCCGACGTCGCGCGGTCACCCCCCGCTTCTTTCGGACGCACTTGCGGCACCGCCGCTTCTTCGACCGCACGCCGCAGTCGACACAGCGCTTCGCATCCCGACGTTTCGCCCGCCACCGGTTCTGCCGCGCGTTCGCCTTCGCCTGGCACTTGCCGCACAGGTTCGAGTCGCGGTCCCCGTTCGGCTCGCCGCAGCGTTCGCACTGGTGCGCGAGCAGCCTCCGCGTCTTCAGCGGCAGCTCTTCGCCGCTCACGAGATCCCCGATCGAGCTGGATTGTTGGAGCACAAACAGACCCCCGTGTTACTGGTTGGGAGTCGGCAGGCCGGGGGGCTCGCTGTCATGACGCCGCGCAACGGGTGAGATCGTGCGCGGCGTTCGTTTGTCTGGGCTACGGCGGTCGCTCGGTCGCCACCTTCCAAGGCGCATCACGGCCGAGCTGGCGCTGCACGAGCTCGGACCACTGCAGCGCGTGCCGCACGTAGACGGTCCAGCGCCACCACGGTTCGAGCTTCGCCGCGTCGCTCGCCAGGTTGCGGTACCGCGTTCGATCGGCAAGGCGGATGATGCCGAGCACGCACGCGCACGGGAAGCAGTACGACTGCGGCCACGCGACGCGCTCCGAAAAGTACAGCCGTCGGCCGCACACGATGCAGCCGCCGCGCGTCATAACGGGCCTTCCTTCGGATACAGCTGGATGATGCCCGCCGGCGACTTCCGCAGCTCGACGCCCGGCACCTTGCCGCCTTCGATCCACTTCGCCATCGAGCTCTTCGCGCTCGACGCGCTCCGGTAGTGGTGCTTGATCCCGTCGATCGCAGCCTTCAACGTGATGCCGGGTTCGCGACGAACGGCATGGGCGAGTTGCTCGCACGTGTCACGGAACGGCGTCCAGCGTCCGCCTGCGCCGATCGCGCCAGCCTGCGCGTGCGTCTTGTGCTGCGGCTGCAGCCCTGCGGCGAGCCGGACCGGTCGCCGGTTCCAGCGACGACTCTCGACACGCGTCGTCACGCGAGGCTGCGCGTATTCGGAGTAGCGTGTGCCGACCCACTCGCTCTCGCCGAGCTTCATCTCGAGCACGCCGATGCCGAGCTCCTCGCAGATCGCCGCGACGTCGCGCATGTTCTTCGAGTACGGCGCCGCGATGAAGACACGGTGCGCCTCGCGACGGCGCTCCATCGCCTGGAACAACAGCGCGAGCGAGAATGACGTCTTGACCTCGACGATCCACAGCTCGGCGCTCACGCGCGCGACGACATCGGCGACGCCGCCCGAGCACTCGACCTCTTGGTACACGTCGGCGCCGAGCGCTTCGAGCCAGGCGACGATGACCTCGCCGACTTGCTGCTCGCTGATCTCGCGCCGACGCGTCACCGCGGCACGTCCTCGCGCTCGATGCGCAGCTGCACGAGCCCGCTCGCTTCCATCGTGCACTCGTCGTAGAGGCAGTCACGACCGTACGGATACTCGCGGCACATCCGCGGCCGGTTCTCATAGTCGGTGCAGTCGCCGCTCGTCGCGTCGTGATGCTTACACGTGAACCAGTACGCGGTGCTGCCGTCCTCGCGCGTCGTTGTCTCGAGCGGGATGAGCATCTCGGCGAGCTTGTCGCCGTCCTGGATCCACGTTTCGCCGGGCGGGCAAACATCGGCGTTGCGGCGACGCTGGATCTCTTCGAGCGGCGCCGACACTGTGAAGCGCCGGCAGCAATGGCCGGTGCAGCGGCTCACGGCTTCTTCCTCGTCGTGTGCCGCTCGATGTGATGCGCGACGATCCCTGTCGCTGGTGAGATCGTCACACGACAGCTCACGCACTCGACGCTGTAGTAGCGCGTGCCTTCGTGACCGTGCCGTGTCGCGGTGACGTGGATCGTGTGGCCGTCGACGACGATCTCGCGCGTGTCGCCGGGGCGCAGGGAGGCGTATGCGTCGATCACGCCGCACGCTCGCTTTCTCGCCGCAGCTCTTTCCACGTGATCGCGACGGCGAGCGCAGACCACACGTCACCGGAGACGCCGTAGAGCGGGCCCGGCGCTGCCTTGCGGCCAATGGCCGCCTCCTTGCCGCCGTAGCGATCGATCAGCGCTGCGCGGATCGTCGCGTCGTTGGCGCGCGGCGACTTGCAGATCTCGAGCTTCACCTGCTGGCGGTACACCAGCGTGTGCGCGTCGGACCACGCTTCGAGGAAGCGCCCGATCCACAGGCACGTCTCGAACACCTCGCGGCCAACCGGCATGCCGTAGCTCGCGATCATCTCGACGGCCAGGTGATCGGCGCACCAGAACGGTCCGTCGCCGTGCTGCGTCGAACGCAGCTTCGCGAGCAGTTCCTCGTTCGAGATCTTGCCGAACGCGAGCACGCGCTCGCCGTCGAGTAGCACGTAGGCCGAGTGCGCGTTGCCGGGGTCAATGGCGAGTAGGATCATCGCTGCACTTTCCTTTCGCGCTCGACCTCGAGCGTCGCGAGGCTCTGCTCCACCACGGCGGCCACCGTGGTCTGCCGACCCGCGAGCGACTCGCGCGCCACGTAGTCGCGGATGCGGTTGAGCAGGCGCTCACTGATCTCGACGGATGGTGAGTCAGTCATGGCATTCGCTCCTTGCTGCACGTGTCGCAATAGTCGCGCGACTTCACAGGGCCGATGCGCTTCGCCCGCTCGGGCACGACGTGCGTCCAGCCGTGACGTGCAGCAACGTCACGCGTCTCGAACGCCTTGGTCTTGTCGGCGTCGAATTCGGTGCCGCAGCCATCACATTCGAGCACGTACTTCAATCGTGCGCTCATCGTCCGTACCTCCGTTGACAAGCGATCGTCCGGCCGTCGACGACGATCGGCTCCGCGCCGCCCGTGCAGTACACCTGCATCGGCACGCTCCACCGCGCCGCGCGGCCATGGCAACGATTCGCCCCGCGGCAGTCGTAGTCCGCTTCGACGCTCATGCATCGCGTGACGCCGCTGGGCCGCACGCCCTCGACGTACGAGCCCTCGGGACATCGTGCCTGCGTCTGACGGCAGACGGCGCCGGCGAGCAGCACGAGCGCGAGCAGGAGCGCGATGTGCGGCTCGGTGATCACGGTGCCGCCTCGCGGTGCTTGGGGCACCAGTGGTAATCGCGCCGCTGGCCGTGCTTGACGAGCCAACCCTCGCGCTCGGCGACGACGCCGGCCGTGTACTGCGTGACGTCGTCGGGCAGCTCGATCCGGCTCGTGCAGCCGTCGGCGTCGCAGCGCAGCTCGCTCACGGCGTGCGCCCCGCGACGTGCGGCTGGCGCCCCCAGTCGTCATCGAGCGACGCGTCGCGCTCGTAGCGTTCGTCACCCAGCGCGCGACGGCAGCCGGCCGTGCTCTCGTCCCTGTTCAGCAGCCCGCCACTCGGCTCGTAGCCGCGCTCGATGCCGCGGCGCTCGATCGCGGGTTCGCTCTCGCAGCGGTCACAGCACGCGTAGCCCTCGTCGTCGGTGTGCGTCGACGGCCGCGAGACGCAGTACGCGCAGGTGACAGGATTACGCTTCGCACGCAGACGACTCGTCTCGTACGCCGCGTTCGCTGCACGGCATGTATCGCAGCGGCAGCCGATCACGTAGCGCGACCGAGTGCCGTGCTGCGCGCGCGTATCCTGCGGTTCGCCCCTTTCGTCGGGGGAACCCGCCGGCCGTCCCGGCGCCTTGGGCTCGTTGGGATACAAGCGCTGCCAGTGCACAGCAATCGTCGCGCGGTTCACGCCGGTTCGACGTGCCGCCTCGACGAAACTGAGTCGCTCGTCGTGGGCGAGCTGCGCGGCAAGCCGCCCCTTCTCGACGCGCGGCGGATCCGAGACGAACTTGCGACCGCGATCCGTGGACGCTGGCACGACAACGCCGGCCAGGTCACCGGCGAGGAGTCGCTCGACGGTACCCGACACGCTCACGTCGAGCTCGGAGCAACGCGCGGCGAGCCGCTTGTACAGCGCGCCGTTGATGCTCAGCGTGTGGCGGCGTTGTCTCACCGCGGCTCCATCGCGGCTCGTGTGGCGCCGAAGGGATCGATCTCCGCCTCGACGCTCGCCCGGCTCACCTTGCGGTGCTCGACGCGCTCCGCGTCCGGCAGCTTCGCTTCCACCTCGGGGTGCTTGCGCGAGCGCCTCGCGCGCGGCGGCTTCGGTGCCCGTGTCGTCACCACCTTCGGCTCGCGCTTGACGACGACGAAACGCTTCTTGCCAGAGAACTGGTCCAGGTATGCGTAGCGGTCGATGCCGAGCTCGCCGAGCCGCTCGAGCAACGACGCGTGCTTGATCTTCGTCGTGTCGGCGGCTTTGCGCTGGGCCGACTTGGCGTCGAGCCACGCGAAGAGTCGCTCGTCGGCTTCGTGATCGCGTGCGGGGTCTTCCGTTCCGGGTATCTCGGTTTGTTTCGTCACGCTTGGTCTCCTTGCGGCATCGCCGCGAACATGTCGGTCTGCAAAGGCCTGGCGAGTCGTCGCTGCGCCTCGGCGTACGCGTTGGGATCCACCTCGGCGCCAATGGCGCGTCGCCCCAACGACACCGCGGCGGCGAGCGTGGTGCCCCAGCCCGCGAAGCAGTCCGCGACGAGGTCGCCGGGGCGGCTGTAGTCGCGCACGAGCGCCTGAATCAGCGTGAGCGGCTTCCCGCGGCCGCCGCCGGCTTCGTCGCTCTGCGGCACGACGTACGCCCCAGAGCAGGCCCAGCCGCCCATGAAGCGCTTCGCGCGTGGCCGCGCGACCATCGCGTAGACGGCGCAGCTCGCGGGTCCGTCGCCTTGCTTGCGAAAGCTCATCCCGCGAATCACGCACACCACGGGCGCGAAGCAGAGCCGGCCCGCAGCAGCATGCGCCGCCTCCCATGCTGGGATCAGGTCGTGCGACGTCAGCGACACCATCCAGCCGCGCACGAAGGGCGAGCGTGCGCAGACGTAGGCGTGAACGTCAGCCGCGGTCCACGCCGCGTATTCGGGGCGCAGGCCGGCGCTCGAGGTTCCGTCCGCGCGCTCGTCGACCACGAACGAGTGGACGCGCTTTCCGTACGGCGGGTCGGAGATCTCCGCGTCGACGACGGTTTCCCCGATCACGTCGCGCCAGTCGCCGATCCGCAGATCGATGGCGTTCTCGACCGGCCGGCCCGGTGCGGGCTTTGCGCGGCGCATCTTCATCGCCGGCTCCTGCGCTGCTTGGCTGCCAGACGCCACCGTTTGCGCTGTGCGCGCACTTTGGCGTTCTGGCCGTTACGGCTCGGTGCGAGCTTCCGCGCCGCGCTGCAGTCAGCGCAGTACGCCGTGGCGCTCTTGCAGCCGCAGCGATCGCAGAGCCCGGCCTCGCGGTTCGAGCGATAGCCATCGTTGCTTGCGATGTGGCGAGCGTCGCGGACGGGGACAGCGATCGGGCAGCGCTTCCGCGTGTGGCCCATCTCGAGGCAGACGCCGCAGCGGTACATGCACTTGCCGCGACGCGCGCGGCGCTCTGAAGCCGGCTGAAGCTTGCGGCGCTGTATGGCCGCTGCCGTGAGCGGGCTACGCGGCATGACGGTCTTGCTCCACGTGCAATCCGGCTGCACCTGTTAACGCGTTGCGTCTGGACTGAGCGGTTCCGGTTCCGGCTCGCTTCGGGTGGGATTGGCCCGGTCCGCTGGTTCCTGGTTCCTCCTCCCCGTAGGGGAGGAACCAGCGGAACCGGCCACCCAAGCTGGTTCTGGAACCGTCTGGAACCGGCTGGAACCGGTTTAACCGGCCGAAACCACACCAACGGCCATTCGTGAATTGAAAACCGTTTGCGAGAACCGGCCGGAACCGATGAGATCGTTCATGTTTCATGGCTAGTTCGACCTCCTGACGTAGCGACCATCTCGCTTCTCGATCGGCCCGTTCACGACATGTAGTCGCTTGATGGCTTTGAGCCCGGCCTGGCGATTTACGCCGGCCTCCTTGACGAGATCGCTGCCCGATTTGAAGCCTTCCGGCGTGCGATCAAGCGCGGCCATGAGCCCTTCTTCGACCTCACGATCGCCCTTCGACTGCGGCAACTCCTCGAGCTCCTCCCAGCGACCGCTCGGGCCGTGGAAGCGCATGCCGATCGCCGCGCCGCTCGCACCGAAGCGGCCCTTTGCGATCTGGATCGTCGCGTCCGTCTCGTCGCCGCCATCGCGGTTCTCGTATGTGATCGCGAGCACCGCAGCAGAGCCCGCCTCGATCGCTGAGCTCTCCGCGGCTACGTCGATGAGCGCTTCTCCGCGCGTCTTGCCGTCGCGCATCGAGCGCGATCCGCCGCGAGACCCCTTCGATAGCACGAGCCCGTACATGTCGCGGCTCTCGACGAGATCGACGAGACCGTCGACGACGCTCGATGTCACCTCGCGGATGTCGCGACCCTTGCCGCGGATGCGCTGCAGGTAGTCAGCGACCAGCAGTGGCGGCGCCGAGCACACCTTGCCAATCTCATCGAGACAGCGCTTCGCGTAGTCGATGAAGTCGACGTCGCGCGGCGGCTTGAAGACGTAGAAGTTCTCGCCGGTGAGTGTCTGCTCGATCTCGTGCGCGGCCATCACACCACCGAGCACCTGCCTCCAGGTGAACCGCGAGAGTTGTGCCGCGCGACGCGCTGCAAACTGCGCCGGCGTGAGCTCGAACAGGAAGTATGCTGTCGGTCCCTGCTTCGGGTTCGGCTTCCCTGCGTATCGTGTGCGATGTGCAGCGAGCGTCATCGCGAGCGCGGTCTTGCCGGCGCCCGTCGGACCGACGAGCGTGCCGAGCGAACGCAGTGGAATCGGCGCGGCCGCGTTCAGACCGGCCACACCATAGTCGAGCTCTGGCAGCAACGATGCCGCGAGAATGTCGCCAGCAAAGTCGGACAAGCGACGCAGTTCGATGCGCGGCGGATCCTTCTTCGCGCGCGCATCTTCGAGGCTCAAGATCTGCGCCTCGAGCACCTCGGCGGTGTACTGACCGCCAGCTTCGTCTTCGGGCTTCACGCGGCTGGTCTCCATCCGCGCCCCCATGCGTCGTTGAGATCCTTCGCGCCCGTCTTGATCACGACGAGCGTGCCGCGGCGGATCGACAGCCCCGCATTGATTGCGATCTCGGCCGCCTCCAGCGCGCCCTGGAAGCCGAAGTGGTCCTGGTGCGGCACCAGCACGAGGCGTGTCTTCGCTTCACGAATCCGGGGCGCGGCGACGGTGACGATCTTCGGTAAGTTCGCCCAGCCGTGCGCGCCGAGAACGATCGCGCTCGGCCACGCGAGCCGCGCGGTGATGCTGTCGATCACTCCCTCGGTGATGACCACGTCGCGGCCGGTCTCGATCTGCGAGACTGCATTGATCAGCGTCCCGGCTGACGGGCACGCTCTCAGTCCCGGCGCCTTCGGCTCGCCGAGCTCGGGCACCTGTCGAGCAACAACGTTTCTGATCTCGCCCTTACTCGAGTACAACGCGATCGCGGGCGACCCTCCGCGACTCGGATCGAATCGGACGGTGTCCTGAAATTGCACCACGCCGCCGACGCGTCGCTCGAACAAATAATCGACGCCTCGCGAGTGTTTTGTCGGCAACGAATCCCAGTGCGCCGTCGCCTTTGGTACTGCAGCCGCGTTGCGTGCAGCGAGTTCGGCGGTTTCGCGTCGCTCTTCCTCTTCACGTTCGCGCTTCCACCGCGTATGACGCTCCGCGCGCTCGGCATCGGGAATCGTCGACGGAATGACCTTGGCGATCTCGGCCGCGCGTTCGAGAACGGCGGGGAAGTCGATGCGCTCGACCTGACCGATGAACGTGAACAGGTCGCCGCCGAAGCCGCACGCGTGGCAATACCAGCGCCCGTTGCGCGGCGTGATCACGAACGCGCGGCGACTGTGATCCGGACGCTGCGGGCATGCCTTCGACTCGAGATCGCGGCCGCTCTTCTTTGTTGACCACTGGTAGTGCTCGAGCACGTCGCGCGTCGTGAGAGCGCGCCGGATCTCCTCGATGTCGAGCTGCGCGGTCATCCGGCGTTCTCGATGAGGCAAATCGTTTCAACCGAACACCCGACCGCAAGTCGATATCCCTGGCCAGACAGCAAAGCCGACAGAGCGGCGTCGCGCTCGTCAAGCGACCACACTACGAAGTGCTCGACGCGAATGTTATGGTGATGGGTTTTGTATTCTCGGTACAGATTCATCTGCCGAAGCAGATCGCCAACGGAATCGATCTTCGTCTTGACCTCAACGAGCATCGACGATGGGAGCCCGTAGACTTGTTCCTCGCACCGCGGGCAACGCTGCATCACGCGCTCGGGGTGATAGGCAGAACAAGAGAGACCGGAACGGAAGGTTGTCCATTCGAGCATCGCGTCGATGAAACCAACCGTCGATGCGTATTTCCCTTCGCCTTTCTGAAGCGGCACCTCGATTGAGGCTCGCGCCTTCTCATCCTCGAAACCGAAGGACGCAAGGAATAAACGCGGCTGCATCGCAATCGCGATGCACGCGCGATCATGCTCTGGCGTCTTGCGATCAGGATCCCGGAACCCCATGCGCTGAAGAAGCGTGCTGTCGTATGAGTGGCTCACGGACATCCTCCATCGTCGAAGTACCAGCGACACCACGCGACCGCGAACTCGGCCTCGGTGCGTGCCGCGCCGATCGCGTCGAGCAGCCGATGCTCGTGCTCGGTGGCGAGCGCAGCCCGAATCGCTTCGATCAACTCCGTCATCGACGCCCTCGCTTCATCGGCATCACCACCACGCTTCCATCAGCGCACGCGCCGTAGATGACCTTCGTGCGCCACGCCTCCGCGAAGCCCGGGTTCTGGATCCCGACGAGCTCGAGCGCGCACGCGTCTGATCCGACGACTACAACGCGGTCGCCGAGGTTCAGCCACGCACGCAGCTTCGCGTCCCACTTCCGCTCCTCGTCGGTGCCCGCGCGCTTGATCCAGGCCCCACCGGTGAGCTGCAGCACGCCACTGCGCAGCGTCGCCGCGAAGGCTCGCAGCCAACCCGTGCGCGGTTGCTTGACCCGCGTCTGGGATGCGACGCTGATGCCCCTCACGCGGCCCGCCTTTCGACGTTCCGCTTGTGGTGCGCGTTTCGCGTTCGACACGCCTCGCAGAGGCGGTAGCCACCAGTCCGACCGTGCTTCGCGCCGTTGATGCAGAGTCCGCGAGCGGCGAGCGAGTCTCGGTGCGCTGACAGCTTATCGGCACGAGGCGATCGGTGATCCCGCGGCCGCCGCATCGTTCGCTTCGGCGAGCAATCCTCGCGCGCGCACCGCTCGCAGACGACGACCATGCCGCCGTCTTTGCCCAGCGGTTCGTGCACGACGCCGCGCCGCGCGATCTCGCCGGCGCTGAGATAGCGGGTGCAGACGGCGCAAAAAGGCTGCTTCACACCGCCTCCGTGACGTGCACGCTTGGTGCGAACACGACGCGCTTGCCGGCGTTGATATGCTGCTGCGCGAACCGCGTTGCGTCTTCGACGCGCGGGAACTCGGCGACGACACGCGCGCGGCCCTCGCCGACGATGACGATCGCTGAGGTGGCGAGTGGATCGGCGCGCTTCATGGCGTCTCCGTGGTGTCGAAGCGGCCCATCACCTCGCGGTAATCGTCTTGCGCGAGCTGCGGCGGCTCCTCGCCCATGGGCGTCAGGTCCCGGACGTCACCGCCAGCGCGAAGCACCGCGTCACGCTCGCGCGCCATGCCGCTCGACACACGCCCGCCGACGAGCACGATCCCATCGCAGCGCGCCGCGACCGTCTCGCAGTCGACGAGGCCGCGCTCGCGTGCCGTCGGATCGTTGTCGTCCTCGCCGGACAGGATCGCGGCGATCCACGGCGCGATAAACGTATTCGCCGGGTCGGCGTGACGCAGGTAGCGCAGCCAGCCCAGCGCACGCTTGACGTTCGCGTCGACGTCGCCGCTGACGGCATGTGCGACGTAGAAGATTTTGCGTTGCAGATCCACCCTGAGACTCCGAGTTGCGGTTGAGCCGGCTCCCCAAGCCGGACGGTTGCGGACTCGATCCGTGCGTGTCAGCTCGGCGGCGCAGTAGCCCACCAGAGGCCGCTGTACTCGCACTCGATCGCGTCGGCGATGTGCGGCTCGCAGCGTCTCGCGCTGCCGTCCCACAGCCAGCTCTGGCCGTGCAGTGCGGCGAATCGCTCCGTGTAGCCGCGAACACCGAAGACGCGCTCGAGCCACGACGGCCGTGCGGTGACGCAGCACAGATCGCGCTTGAGCGGCTCGATGGTTACGCGCATCGCAAGCTCCTTGCGGCGAGGAAGACGAGCGCGAAGCCGATGAGGGCGAGCAGCCAGACGAGGAAGAACACACCGGTCATAGCGCCAACCTCATTTGCGGATCCGACACAACGTACGCCGATAGATCTGGCGGATAGACGCGACGAAACTTACGTCCGTTGGATGGGTAGCTGCTGTGCGGGACCTGTCCCCACGGACACTGACCCATTCCGGTCGGGAACTGCGGACATGCCTTGATCACCGGACGCAAGAACGTGGTTGCATAGACCTCGTACTCCTGCTGTCCCTTTCGAAAGTTGCACGGCGAGCAACATGGGACGCAATTGTTGGGGTGATGAAGGTCGTCGTTGTGCTGACGGTCGATCCAGAATCCGATGCCCCAATCACGACAGCGAGACCCGCACCACTGGCAATGCGGATCGGGGCCTACCTTTTGTTCGTACAACTCAAACGACCAAAGCGCCTTGTTAGCTGGCTCTTTCTCGAGGACGTCACAGAATCGGTTCCACGCCTCCTCGATCGTCGCCTTGCCGTTCCAGTCGCACTCTAGGCAGTACGGCTGTAGACCGTCGAACGTGCCGAGCTTGCGATTGAAGGAGATCGGTGCACGCTGCTCGCCTTTCTTCTTTCGACCGAAATACCCATCCGGGATTTCGTCGAGGGAAGAAGGGAGAGCCACCCACAGGTGGCGATCGCAACCTGGACAGTGCTTCATGCGGTTGCGCATCCCTTCCCGTCAAACAGGATTTGTTGAGACATACGCTGCGCCGCGATCTCGCAATAGCGCTCTTCTGCCTCGATGCCGATCGCGCGGATGCCGAGGTCTTTGCAGGCACGTAGTGTGGTTCCACTGCCAGCGAACGGGTCGAGTACCATCGACGGCTTCTCGGGGCACAGTCCGATCGCCCACGACATAACCGCGAGCGGTTTCTGCGTCGGGTGATAGCGCTCCTCGTTGCCCTCGCGAAGCATGCCGTGCCAGCGATGACGCTTGCGGCGCAGCGCGATGCCGTAGTTCGTCCACGCCAGCTCGCAGTCGGCGTAATCGTTTTCGCCGTTTTCCTTGTCCCAAACGAGCCATGCGCTCGATGGCGGCAGCGCAAAATAGTTGCCGCCGAAGATGCACTGGTAGCGCGACCGAGCGCGCAGCATGTCGAGTAGCCAGGACGCGGGCGGCACATCATCCCATGACGCGGACCCGTAATCACGGCTGGCTACTGCAGCGCGCCCCGGACGCTTGCCGGCGCGTTTGTTGCGCGCCTCGCCGATTCCGTACGGTGGATCAGTGCAGAGCAAATCAAATGCGTCGAGCTGGGGCGCGATGACCGCACAATCACCGTGATAGATCGTGACGATGCCGTCGTCGAAGTACGGGCGCAGCGTCATCGGCGACCTCCGTACACGTCGCGCAGCTTCTGCTCGCCGACCGGCCCGAGCGACTTGAGCGCAGCCTCGAGCTCGAGGCGCGCGGTGCGATCGTCGAGCGGCCTTGCGTCCTTCACCTCGAAGCCGAGCCAGCCGACGAGCGCACCGGAGACCTTGCGCTGCATATCCGGCGAGCTGATGTCGGCGATTGCCATGACCCAGCCGATGCGGAGGTAGCGGTTCGAGCGCCCCGAGAGCGCATCGCTGAGGTCCTGCGTGCGGCAGCCGCAGGCGCCGGCCGCGACCATGAGACCGAGCGCATCAACGGCGTCGTTCAGGATCCGGAGCAACCCGCGCTCGGCTTCCGAAACGCGATGATCGCGTCCAAAATCGATGGCTTGCTGCATCAGCAGCTCTCCGTTGCGTAGCGTTGCGTAGCGGCTACGCATCGATACGCGTTGTGCGAAGATCTCTCGCGACTCACATTGGAGGCGTGATGAAACTTCTTCTTTTGGCGGCGCTGGCCGCGTGCGGCGGCGGGGATGCGGGCAGCGAGGTCGTGGACTGCAACACGTGGCCGCAGTTCACCGGCACGAAATGCGAACGCGGCTGCGCGGCTGGACCGACGTGCGGATTTAACGACGCGGCGTGCAAGGCGACGCTGACGACGTGCAAGCAGCCGAATGGCCGCATCGAATGCGGCGCCGAAAGCCAGGCCGACTTCGATGGCGAGCGCGGCTGCTGTCAGCAAGATCGGCCGGGCGAACTCGTGTTCGTGGAGTGCGAGTAGATGCGGGCGGCGATACTGTTGCTCGCGCTCGCCGGTTGTGGCCCGTCGATCGTCTCGGCAACGCCCAGGAGCGTGACGCTGAATCGCGTCAACCAGATGACAGTAGAAGAGGCGACAGGGAAAGCGCAGGCCCACTGCGCGCAGTATGGGCGTGACGCTGAGCTGGTCCCCGACGCGCATCAGGACGGGATCGCGACCTTCAAGTGCGTCGACGACCAGGACGAGATCGATGCGCAGCGCACCGCGCGCGCAAAGCGCGAGGCCGAGCTCGCCGAGCTGCGTGCTTCGAAAACCGCCGTTGCGTCGACGGCCACTCTCCGCGGCTTTTACTGCGCCGCATCTGCGAGCGCTGGCTTCTGCGCTCGCGAGAAGGCCGACTGCGTCACCGCACGCGACGCGGCACTTGCCGCGGTGCCCGAGATCGGTGAGTGCGTGCTCGTCGAGACCGCGCATTGCTTCGACGCCGATGGTCGCGAGCGCTGCTTCCCGATCGCCGAGCTGTGTGCGGCGCGCGCGAACGGCGCGGCGTGTGTCGAGCGCAAGTGACGTCACGAGGCTCTCTCCAGTTCGACTTGCTGCGCTGTGCGAATCGCAGCGCGCAGAAGAATCCGTCGGAACCGACTACGGGATCTCGTTTGCCGACGACGCGAGAGCACCTTCTGCCTTCTCCGAAACATCAGGCGTCGCGCCTGTTCGTTCTTGGCGAGACCGAGCCGCGCCAGGATCTTTTCGTCGTCCCACATCGATCCGGGCGCCGTCGTGTTGTACTTCGGCGCGAACCGACGGATGAGTGCCCCCTCGTAGGCGGCGGCTTGACGCGCAGGCACCTCGATGAGGAACGCGCGATGAAACCGCTTGCGCTTCTTCGTCGCAGTGCCTCGAAGGTGCGTGCGGATTCGTGTGCCGGGATCTCTGGTCTGCCCGACGTAAACGATCTCGTCTTTGTAGACGAGCACGTAGATCGCGACCATCCGCATGAGCTTCAAGTCGACTTCCTTCATTTGGGAAAGCAGTTCGTTCACGACGCGCGCGCCCCATCGTCTTCATCGGGGACCCATACGAGCGTGCAGCCGAGTACGGCAGCGAGTTGTTCGGCCTCTTCGGTGCTGAGGATCTGTTCGCCCTTTAGCTTCCGCTGTAGCGACGAACGATCGATCTCGAGGTGGCTCGCCTTCAGCAGCTGAGGCACCGACCACCCCTTCGCCCTCATCGCGGCATGGAGCTGCTCAGCGAATGTCTTCACTCCCTACAAGTACAGTGCACATTGTGCATCGTCAATGCGAATGCACACTGTTCGCTCAGTGCACCGTGTAAGGTCGCGAAATGCCAAGGACCGAAAAGGAATACGATCCGGCCTACGATCCTCCCAACTGGTGGCTCGATGAGCTGCGTCGTGTGCTCGGCCTTGGCAGTGGAGTCAAGACGTGGGAGCGCGTCGATCTGGCCGAACACGCATCCAGTCTCGCTGGTCGCAAGTGGGATGGCACCCGCATCACGAAACTACTCAAGCGGCAGAATCCAACGATGGTGCTCGTCCAGGCGATCTCGGCGGCGGCATCAATCACGCCTCCGATTTTCGAGGCGCGTTCCAAAGAAGAAGCCGAAGACTTCCTGCGTATTCGCCGACAGCATGACGCCAGGGCCGACGGAGAAATCAATCCGGAAACACTTTCGAAGGTTTCGCGAATCGCACAACGTTTGGAGCACACCGTCGCAGAAGTCACTGCATCGATGCACGATCAGACCGATGCCTTAAACTCCAAGGATGAAAGAAGCCCTAGAGGTCGAGGCCATCGACGCGCTTCTGATCGCCGGTAGACGCCTGCTCGAGCTCGATCAGAAAGCATTCGCCAAGGTACTGGCAGCGGCACGCGCGTTCGTGGCTGCGTACGAACGACCGAACGAGGATGAGGCGATTTTCGCATCCCGTCTGAAGCAGATCTCATCAAAGGGTTCCGGGCTCTTGGACTAGCGTCACGGTGCACAGTGCACAAAGTGCATTTTCGTCCTTGACGGAGCGAGATGCACAGTGCACTCTGTGCACATGCTCGACACTCCGGCCGACCTCGCCGCCCCGTTCCAGGATCCGCCCTCGCCGCTCGACATGGTCCCGGCGATCCGCTGGGCGTTCGTCGACGATGGCCGGATCGACGTCCTCCACTACGTCGAGAGCGGCGGCCGGTTCGAGTGCCACCACACGGTCGTCGCGGCGGAGCGCCACGGCCGCCGCTGGGAGATCGACACGATCGACGGGCCGGACCTGGACTTCGGCAGCGCCGACCTCCTCGCGGGCGAGCTGAGCGCCGAGGCCGCGGGCCGCCCGTGCGCGTACCGCATCGACGAGCTCGACATGGCGCTCGAGCGCTGCCGCCTGAGCCTGGAGCGGAAGCTCGCGCAGGAGGCCGCGTAGATGTCGGCGACACGCATCATCCAGCGTCGGCAGTGGATCAGCGACTGCCCGCCGATCTTCAACCAGCGCCAGCGCGAGATGCAGGCGCTTCGCAAAGCGCTCCCCAAGCCGTCACCGCGCGTGACCTACCGCCAGTGGCTGCAGCGCAGAAAGGCCGCGTGATGCGCTGCACCACCGAGCAACACGAGGCGCTCAAGCGCGACGCGTGGGAGTCACTGACGCCGATCGGCATCATGCCCGCGTACACCGACGAGCCGCGCGTGCTCGAACTAGCCAACTGCGCGTGCGGCTCGACGCTCGCGCGCGAAGTCCCGGCGACGACCGACGAGGCGCTTTCGATCCTCCGCCGTGAGGGGCTTTTGTGAGCGCGGCCATGCAACGCCTCCGCGAGCGCAATGCCGCCAAGTTCGGCATGACGCTCGAGCAATACGACGCGCACGTGGCCGCCGAGCAGCGCCGGCTCGACGCGATCTACAAGGCGCGCACCGATCACCATTACTGCCGCGGCGTACTGATCAGCGCGGCGATCAGCCGCGGCAACGTGCTCGCGTGGAGCACGCCGTGATCCGCTACATGTCGATCGCCGAGCGCGAAGCGCGTCGCCGCGAGCAAGAGCGTAGCTACGAAGCCGACGACGAGCGCGCACGCGCGAAGTTCGAGCGGCTGTTCGGCCCGATCGACGACGACGACGACGAGCCGTCACCGCCCAAGCCGCATGTCACGCGCATCGAGGCGTCCGGCAGCCTCCGCGCGTTCCGCTGCTCGTGCCACGCGTTCGGCACGTGGACGACCGCCGCGAAGGCGCAGGCGCAAGCCGAGGCGCACGTCGCCAAGCCGTGGGTGCGTCCATGACCGAGCCCGTGATCGATCTCGATGCGCTCTATGACAACCGCAGCGACCCAGACGCTCGCATGGTCCTCGAAGACTGGGAGCGTTCGCGCTACGAGACGTCGACGGTCGCGCGTCTTGGGTTAGATCGGAAGAGCGTCGTGTAGGGAAAGAGTGTAGATC